TCATCGTATAACAAGCGTAACGGTGTCCTTGTTCTCCAAGTGTGTGGAGATGACTTTGTACAGCATATCGAACCAATGATGAGAGTTGTTCACCCTGCCTTTTGACGTGTTCTCACCCACCAAGATGCATCCGTCTGTGTCCTCAGCGGTGTTGCCCGGATGAATGTGAATACCGCTGAATCCTGGAACGTCGTTGACAAGTGGTAGCATACGTTTGAACCGTGGGGAGTAGGTCACCGTCACCTTATACTTTCCCGTGGGGATAGCAGTCACGTGAGGCTTCTTCAAGAACATGATTTTGGCAGTGTCCATACCTTGGTCAAGTCCTCTGTCCTTATCCTCCAACGTGCAGCAGTTATGTTTCCCGTCGGCAAACCGCTTACCGTTAACGTACAACGCACCAACGGTGTACGTGTCCTTCTTCCATTTTCTTTCAATCAGTATTTCCATTTTTATTCGTTTGCTAATTTCCAACCTTGTTTAATTTCTCTCGCATCTGCCGCCACTCCGTTCTCGACATAGCTCATGGCAGAGACAATGGCGCAAATCTCGCTTTCCGACCATGCCAGCTTACGGCCACGGGCTATGCCTGTGCGTCGGCTCACCGTAGCGATATATCGCTCGGTGTTGTTCTCGTTGTTGGGTGCCCATTTAGAGATAATCTTACCGATTGTGTCACAACCATAAGTATGATAGTACTTATACAGTATCTTGATTGCAGCCCTATAGCCGTAGGCCATCGACCGGAAGGTCTCGAATGATGGGTCAGAGCCCTTCACCTCGCCTTGCCAGTCGTTTCCCTTGCGGATGTTCAGTGGATTATTGTTCCTAATTCCTCTTGTTTCCATTTTCTGTTTGGTTTAATGCCTCTTCGATAGCCTCGCCAGCATCCTCGTTCTTTTTCTTCGCAAAAGCGATGGCCAGTGCCTTGGCAAAGCCTATCAGATTGCGTTTCTCCACCTTGACACCTTTCAGATAGAAGAAATGGCCAAAGATGGAGAATATCTCACAAATACAAGCAATAACTCCTCCTGTCCAAGGACCATAGAAATAATCCACGCCAATGGGAGCAAGGATAGCCATACCTATCACTTGGCAAACTAACATGATGACAAGGTAGTCAGCGAGCTTGTTGAAAGTACGTCTCCATGCCCGAGATGTGTGCCATTTGTAGTAGTCCATGCGCACCTTGTCTCCATCCTTTTCCGCTTCTATGTACCGTTTCTTACTCTCGCTTATGCCAAAATGAAAGTCAGCTACGATAAGAATAATCATCAGTATCAATATCCACCGAGAATCTACAATGACGTTGGTCGCCTCCGTGCTGATAATTCCTACCCCTGCAACTCTGCGTGCAGTTCCCACCCCATGTAGGGAGCCGTGAGCGAGGTCCATCAAACTGTTCATACTTTCTCCTTCTTTACATCAAAAACATCAGTGCTCCAATCGCTCCTCCCACTGCTGTAAACAGCCAGTCTCTCGCGTCAAACGGCTTGTCGCGGAAGAAGTCCGCGACCTCCTTGAACAACCCGACCAGCACGGCGGCAATAATACCGCACACGGCGCACGCGGGTTTCGTCGCTCCTGCCGTGGTGAGAACGAATACCCAAGCAACAGCAAAGCTAATCAGCAAGCCAAATAGCAGGTGAACATACTTGCCGCTCCCGAAGCTGCAAAGCCACTGAGCAAACTTGTCATAAATTTCAAAAACTTTCTTCATAACCAAAAACTATTAAAAAGTGAAACAATCAATTACCTGTTATATCTATAGAACGCACACCCAAACAAGCGCACAAGTGCATAATACACGTAGGCTACCATGCGCTGCATGCCCGTCTCGCTTACTGACAAGCACGAGCATAGGAACAGCAGGTCGTAGGCCTTCCGCGCCTCTCCGTCGCCCCGTGTGTCGTAACATTCATCGTGCTTGCGAGCTGCCTTGCCGAACCGCTTGCGGTAAGGTAAGTACCGACGCAGCCACATAGGGCCCACGCCCAAACCGTCGGTTCCAGGATGCCAAAGACAACCACGCAGCGTCATACTTCTTCCTCTGTTGCCTTTGTGCTGGGTTCAGTAGACTGTTGTTGCGCAGCAGCTTCCCCCGCGTCTATCTTGAACACTAAGTTATCCGGATAACCAGCCTTGTAGTCATACACAGCCACCTCGTCGATGGTAGCAAGCGAATCCACCGCAATCAGATGATCCGTCGTTTTGTTAAAGCACCTGATTGCATAATCCTTCAACTGACCAAGCCAGTCTAGCAGTGTATCACAAGAAATCTCGAAGCTAACGCCGTACTTCCGTGCATCAATACGATATGTTCCGTACTTCTTCGCCCATTGCGTCGCCTCCGATGTCAGTGCTGTTCGCTCATAAGCGTTGAACCAATACGGAAGCTCCTGCCCTCCGTACTCGAAGTAGAAGTTGTTCACGCAGCCTGCGCCCTCTGTCGCATCATAGGCAGTGATGGCTTTCTTCATCTGTTCCTTGGCAAATCCTATCTTTGCTTCGTCCGAGAAACTGACACTGCTCTCATGCTCGAAGTCAACAAGCGTCTGTTTGATTTCTACCTGCGGAATGAAGTTATCTCCCAATGCTACCGACAGGTCGTCCAGTGTCGGCACCGTGAGGTTAATACTGTCCGGCTGTTCCTTGTTTGTGTTGAACAGCACCGTATAGATGTCATGCGGTTGCTTGCCGTAGATGCGGCTCTTGATTACATTTGTCATATCTGTATTTTCTTTTTAACTGTTACTTTTCTTTTGTTTATTATTCCATGACGGGCTTGCGCCCGTCCGTGGAGGATATTTGTTTGTTCTCACGTTCCTGCGACGGCGGCCTTAAAACGGCCGCCTATCAAAGATTAAAGAGTAAAGGTAAATGCCGTGCAAGGACGAACAGAGTAGGTGCTGCACTTGTTGCCGCCGTGGAGGTTGCCGTCAAGGAAGGACACGATCCAGCTGTTGTACGCACTTAACTCGTTTGTACTCCAATACCAACTGTTCACAAACGAGAACACCGTACCGCCCGCCCGCTTGTTGGCGTTGGCAAAGATAGGTGTCACGGCCTCACTAAGAGGATTTTCATTGACGTTGGTGATGGTCATTCCTAATCGCTTGAAGTTATACAACCTGCCCAACTCGCCAAGAGCAGGGCAATACCAGTTTCCTGCTTTGTATCGGTCGTTCAGTATTCCTTTTACGCTCGGCTCATAGAGATGGCATCCGTAAGCAACCGGGTAGTAGAACTCCTCATATCTCCACGGATTCGTAGCGGATGCGTTCTCTGTTCGCAACGACTCCATAGCGTCCGCAAGCTCTTGCAGCGTCTTGGGCAGCGGAAGGTCGAGATACTGAGAGATGATGAGCTGCGAGTGTTCCACAATCTTCTGCGTCTCGCCCTTGCCGTCGTAGTCTGACAGTGCCCCACCGGGCTTAATGACCTTATACCCGTCCACCGTTTCGCTGTCAAGGAAGTTGGTGTCTTTGATGTACGATTCGTCAGAAGCCAACGTGCCATTCCATCGTGAGCCGTAGTTCGGCAAGGTGGGCAAGTCGAACACACTGCTTAACCCTGTCGCAGCCTTGATGGCGCTTTCGCTGGATAGAAAACCGTTATTATTATCCGGATGCAACCCCCACCTATGCGTAGTCCATGACAGCTGTTTCGATGTGGACTGTATATATAAATCTTCCTTGCCGCATATCCTCACATCATACGCCGTGACGGTCTTGCCGTCTGTTCCATACACCGGCAGTCGCATGAACACGATACCGATGCATTCTCTCAAATCATCCCAATCGGCATCAAATGTGCCGTCAGCATAAGCGAAGTCACCCACCTTCGGGATATGTGTGTAGAAACCTATCATCTTCGAGGCAGACAACGTTTCTCCGCCCATCGTGGTAGCCTTCAACGACAGCTCGTGTCTCAAATCGAGCTTAGCGCCAGAGAGTGCGTTGACATGTATGACACCCATGCTGGCGTCTTTCAGCTCGGCATACTGGTTGGCTGATGCCGCCAACTCCCATTTCAACTGTAGCTTGCCGTCTTTCACGGCAATGTTGTTGCCCGTCGTCGGACGCGTGGCGATACCGAAAACGTAGTCCTTACCCGCTTCGTTAAGATAACTTTGTCCCGTGATAGAAATCTTCATGATGGCTCTTACCTCATACTGGATATACAGTATATTGTTCGTGTCGTCTATGTCTCCATATAGGTTGCAGAGCTTCACCTTATCCGTCAGCGTCAGCGCACGGTCGGAAGATGCTGCCATCATGTAGATGACGCCCATCAACGCAGTCTTGATGTCGGCGAAGTACATCAGCATATCCATGCTGCACCGTTTCGCGTCGGTGTTCCATTGCACGTTGTCAAACTCCACCTGCTTCAATCCTGCTGGTTTTGCTGCATAGATACTCAGCGCGTGCGTATAACTGTCGATGAGTTTGTTGTTCCTCAGAACGAACTTCTGTAAGTTGCTATAGCCCTCCAGCGAAAGCGTCGAAACATTTCCCTGGCTGCTGATGTCTACCGTCTGAATGGTTGCCGGCAGCTGGACGCTTGTGAGGCTGTTTGTCTCCGGCAAAATCACGTCCGTCAGCAATGTCCCTCTCGCGTCCGCCGACACCAGTCGGTCAAGCCCTGTGAGGTCGAGCGAGCCCCTGATCGAGTTGCAGCCGTTGATGTCCACCTTCGTGATGTTCAGTGCTTCTATCTTCAATCCTTTGGGCGAGAACGCCACCTGTCCCGTCTTGTCAGACTTCTTGGTCGGATGAGCGACAAACTCCACGAGCCGGTTGCCTTTCACCACCACCTCGTCGATGTTGGTACTGATGTCACCAAGGTTGCCGAAGCTGCGATAGTAGTTTGCTCCTCGGATGTTGATACCCGTATCTACCGATTTGTCGTCGGTCACGTGGAAGTTGTAAGTCTCACCCGGGCCCACGAGGGTGTAAGAGCGTACGATGCTCTGTCCGGCGTTGGCCGACGGGTAGATGTACTGATGCGGCGTGAGCGCGAAGGTATAGTTGCAGTCACCTCCCGTCACGGGGTCGGGTGCCGCCTTGATACTGAACACCGATGCTGCGTCGTCAAGTCCGACGTTCACGTCCTTGCCGTCGGCGAACTCGCCCCAGCAGGCGTAGGAAGCCATCATCACCAAACGGCGGCGCATGAACTGAAGCTCGGCTTGCAGGATGTCGCCCATGCTCTGTGTGATAGGACGTACGCCACGCGCTCCGGCTCCCTCAGAGATGAACCCTATCATCTCGGGATATTCATACCGTATGCGTGCGGCCTCGTTGTACGCACTCTCCACGAAATAGCTCTGTATGTAGAAGATATACTTGTACAGACATCCCCACACGCTCTGTTTCACGCTGCCGTCGAAACCGTCGATGGGGTCACTCGCGGACACAAGCTGGGTCATAGCCGTGAACGTCTGTCCCATGATAGAGGCGATATAGTCCGTCTGATTGTTCTGACGCATCCACATCCATTCACAGAGGTTGAACAGCACATTCTCCGTGCCGCCGTACCTTACCGTAGTCTCTTCGTCGTTGCATAGCTTGTTGAAACGGTTCACGTAGTAGTCATGCGTATCGTTACCGTTGTTGTCGATGATTATCATGGAGTCCACATCGTCCGTATCCAGCTCTATCTGATACACGCTGCGTGTCTCTCCGTTGATGGACACGTCCTTTGGCTTCGTGATGACAAAGTAGGTGTTCTTATCCGAGTTGTCCGTGCCGCAGAGCAGGTGAAGGATCGTGCCGTAGTAGTACGCGACGCTCTTCGGGTTGAAGTAGAACGCAAGATAGGTGCGTGCGTCATCGACAATGGCCGTTCTGAAATCCTCGTTGAGAAGATTGAACTGCGTCTTATGCTGCGAGCTTTCGTAGGCGGATTTGGTCATGGTGTCCGTCTTTAGGTTCACGGTTCCCCATGCCCTCGTTGCGTCGTCCCACAGACCTGCGTTGACCCATGTCTTCTCCACGGGTGAGTAGCGTTTCAGCAGATACGCATCATCTCCCTCGGTACACCACACCTTACTCTCCGTGTCGGTCTTGGCCTCGCTGGAAACAATGAAATTGTCAAAGGTGCCGTTGTAGTACCTTATCTTCGGGTTATGGAGGAACAGGAAGTTCCATGCGTCCACATACACCCTGATGCAGCTCTCAAGCGGTTTCTCGTCGGCCTCGCCAGCGTCGTTGGTGAATTTCTCGGTGTCGCCGCCGTCAAAGTCGAAGTTCTGAATGCCGTTGAATAGGAAGCCCTCATACGCCGTGCCGCCTACCGTGCCTCGGTAGATCGTGTTCTCCTTGCAGCTGGGGTGTCCCCATGTGAACGGTACAATTCCACCCAACAGAGGGAGGTTGTTGTCCGAGCCCTCCAACATGCAGAAGTTGGGGCAGTCTTTCTTGTAATACCCCATCGTGGGCTTGTCCATCTTGCCTGCTCCATAGGTGCAGGGGCCGCGGAACAGGGGCGTACTGCTCTCGTCTTTCTGCCAAAAATAGTAGAACGGCTCGGTGTATTTGCTGATTCTCGCCGTCTCGCATTTCTCCTGCAACGGGTTCTTGCCGACCACGATCTTGGCCACGTCGTTGTAGAGGTTGTTGATGCCGCTCAGATGCGACTGATTGCAAGAGGCAATGTTCACCTTGTTCACGTTCTTTTGAAACATCGGCGTACCTTCCTTCAGGCAGTAGCCGGGGCCGTGGTAATAGCCATAGCCGTCCTCCCATCCCGCAGGAGGGTTCACGGGAATAACGTCGTCAAACCATCCGTCGGGGACGTTCACGTAGCCTACGCCGTTCTCTTCCTTGTAGTCATACTGCTCTGCCTTTTGGCTTCCGGGCACGCCCTTGCCGAGCAATCCTTCGGCAAGCTCCACGACTTTCTTCGTCCCGGCCACGGCTCCGCTCTTGTCGGTGATGTCTATATCCTTCACCTTGCTCTGCTTGATGGATGAGTGCAGTTGGCCCAGTGCCACCCATATCTTGTCCTTCACCTTGCCGAAGTCGGTTTGGATGTTTTGGTCGTAGTAGGTGCGTGCCGTAGAGCCCTGGCGCTTTGTCGTGAGGCCTTTCGCCTTTTCGTTCAGATAAGAGTGGCGGCATACCGTGCCCGAATAGTCCGGCATGTAATTGCCTTTCACGTCGTACTGCTTGAAACGGTAGTACACCTTGTGGGCGGAATCGTCATAATGGAAGTTCTCGTCACCGACAAGGGTAATGGTGCGCTTGCCGAGCTTCTCCACCTTGTCACGCGAGATAAGGTCGCCGTCGAAGATGTCGTTGCGCTTATAGACGGCCTCTTTCTCTTCTGACGTGGCGAGTGTGGAGATGTAGTTCTGCAAGATGTCTCTGTCCGTCAGTGCCGTCACGGAGTTGGTGTAGCATCTGAGCGAGTAGATGTCTATGTCCACACCCTCGCAGCCTATCTGTATGCCTCCGTTCGTCATCGCACCGAGCGTCATTTCCTCGATGTCTGTATTCGAGAATTTCAGCTCCCGGTCCTTAACGCCGTTGATGTATATCTGCACCAACGCCAAGGAGGTCTTTGTCGTGTCAAGACCAGTGTCTTTGCTCGGGACATGCACGTCGCCCTTGTTGGGAGACACCTTGTTGTTGATGCACACGGATATGCGCACGCGTCTGCCTTCCTGCCATCCAAAGTCGGTGGTCGTGTCTCCCGTATTGCTCTTGGTGTAGAAATTTCCATGCATGGCGCATATCCGCAATCCTCTGTATGTCGTCACGGTACCGCTGTCCGTCGTTGACTTGATGGTGTCAAAGAACCCAAGGACGGGTGTCTTCTCGTCGAGGATGTTCCTGGTGATAAAGTCCATCTCAAAGGTCATCGACGAATCGGGGTAGTTTCTGAACTGCGCCAGCGGATTATATTTGATGGTTATCTTTCTTCCGCTTGGCACTCTCAGCACACGGATGCCGTTGGAATCCATCCAACCGTCTGTGAGGAAGTTGAACCCCTCCCACGTACTCTCTATGATTTTGTTATTGTCACGGACATTTTCTATCGTTGCCGGATTCTTCTCCGAGTTACTTCTGAGCTTCGGGTTCACGAGGAACGCCGCACCCTTGGTAGGCGCGAAGCTCTTGCTCACGTCGATGGATATGGCTACAAGGGCGTTGCCGTCGCTCTCGGCCATGAAGTTGACAAGCGTACCGTCTGTCTTGCGTCTGTACACGCGGAAGTAGGCAAAGAAGTCTTTCTTCGCGTCCGTCTCTATCTCCACGGGCGTTGACAGCTCATAGGGGTTGCCGGTGGATGGGTTGACACCCACGGGCACATTGATCTCGCTAACAAAATACAGTTCTGTCTTGGCAGGGTCGAAGCTCTCCGAATAGGCGGTCAGATAGAAGACGGTATCCACGCCGCCACCTTGGTTGACGATGGTGCCGTCCTCGCTCACCTTCGGGGAGAATACGGCATAGTCGCAAATCTTCACTTGCGTGAAGTTGCTTGCCGAGGAGATGACATTCTGCAACAGCAAGTAGGGTTTCGTGAGGTCTGCGCCCTCCGTGTCCTTGTTTGTCACCATGAAGCGGTTGACAAGGACATTGCTCTTGAGCGTCTCACCGAGTCCGTTGTCGCAGGTCAGCCATGCCGTCACGGTATGTACGCCGTGGTCAAAGAGCTTGTATTTGTCTTGCGTGTCAACCAAATTGGAGTTGTAAGGCTGGGCGTTGAGCGTGCCGACATCAAGAAGATATTCCTCGCTCTTCACGCTTCCACTCTCAACCTTAACATGCAGTATCTTGCCCACGCTGCCGTAGACCATGTAGGAGATGGGGAATCCGCTGCTCTTATAGACACTTGCGTCGATGGGCTGCGTGTAGTTTTGGTTGCAGGTGATTTTGAGCTCCGTACTCGTCAAGCTCTTGCCTACCGTGACATACGTGGAGGTCAATGTCTTGGTGGTGCCGTCGTCGGAAACGTAATCAAATTCCGCCCTCATGCGTATCATCTGCTTCCCCGAAGTGAGACACGATGAGATGTCCACCGAGGCATAGTTCTCGGTGTCGCCATAGTCAGTGCTGGCCAGCACGCCCGTTCTCGTCTCCACTTTCGTCCATGTGTTGCCGTCGGTCGAACGCTCTATAATCAGCGTACCCACGGCTCCCATGTTCAGGCGGTCGCCGTTACTTGTCCGCACGGAACAGTATCTGAGTGGCACGACGAGCTTCCCGTCTCCCGTCACGATGTCGGATGTCTTGCTCAGTGAAGTATACAGGTATGCTGTAAAGCTGTCGCCCTGCACGGTAGAGATGGGCAGTGCCTCGTTGACCAGCAGCAATGCCGCATTGCCTTCCGGATCCGCCTTGTACTTTGTGCAGTCCTCCTCCGAGGCGAAGCCCCAAAGGTGGTAGAAGTTGCTTGCGTCCACGCTTGACGACCAGCACCACCAGCCGACCTTCTTCTTGATGTTGCTGTCAAGAGTGGTCAGCGTCTTCTTGATGAATGTCTGTACCGCTTGCCCCGAGTAGGGCAGACCGTTGCTTGCGTCCTTGCTCCAGTCCGCATTGATGTCGGGTATCGCGTTCTCGCTTATCTTCTTTGCCATAGTTTTTGCTCTTTATCCTTTTCTTGTCTTTCTTTATCTGTCTTTTCTTCCAGCTTCCTTGTGGTTCTGTGCGCAGCCCTTTAGGGCGGCGTTATCGTGCTGGGTTCGGTAGGCCGCTGCTGTGCAGCGGCGAGGGGCAGGCCTTCCACCCGTCTGTGTCTTTCCACGCCCTCTCGTTCAGCCACATGCCACTTCCGAAGCAGCTTGTGATGGCCTCCCACACAAGCTTAGCTCCCTTGTACACCGCCGTCACTGCTTTCAAGCCGTAATAGCGGGCACTCATCTCTATACCACCATTGTATATCATTCCTCCAAGATGTTATAGTAAGTATCAGCGTCTACGGTTCCTGCCGCCACAAGAGCGTCATAAGCCTCTTGTGTCAAAGTCACCATCTTCACCATATTGGCATTGAGTGCCTTGATGTCCTGCTGTTGCAGGTTCTGCGTTTTCTGCACGCCCTCCACGGTCTTGCCCATGTTGGCGTAGTTGGTACCAAGCGTGTCTATCGACTTCTCGCCATCCTTGATAGCCTGCACTACCGCGTTGAACTCCGTGGCAGTGAGCAGGTCGCCGCTCTTCTTCGTTACTATATCCAGTGCCATATCATACCAGTTTTAGCATCCCACGGTCTTCGAGGTTCATGTCAAGCAGATACGGGAAACCGTGACCCTGCGACAGCTCGAACGGGAATGTGTAAGTGAAACCTCGTTGTATTGTCGGATCTATCATGCCGCTCGCCTTAATCGAGTTGAGGATGATTGGCATCTCGTTCGTCTTTACCATAGCCTTGCTGCTGTTCAGCATTCTGATGGTGAGACGCACGTGCCCGTCTTTCACATCCTTGTGGTCGACGATTACCCCTATCTTCTCCTTACTCGTCATTGCCATTGAGTCGCTTTATCAGCTCGCGCTTTATCGTAGCCATTATAGGCATATCTGTGATGACTTGAATAAGGGGCTTGACGTACTCTGTAGGAACCTCAACCTCCTTGTCTGAGAAGTAGATGGTTTTAGCAAGCTCGTCGAAACCGATGTCACCTACTACCGACCCCGTGTAGCGCATCGCGTTGCCTAAGACGTGAGACACGTTGAATGTTCTTTTTGAGCCGTTGAAACTGACAGGAACAGTCACCTTTGAGAAATCAATTTTCTTTGACATAACATTGATTTTGAAGTTAATATTTCAACCATGCATAGTGTTTGCGTGTTTTGATGTAGTTTTCATTGTATTCGTTATTGTACGCCTCTTGCTCGAAAGATATGTTGCGGTAGGCAGTATGCCAGTTGCGGCTCTTGATGAGTCTTATAACGAACTCAGCAATGTATAGCAGATAGAAGGGGAGAATGGCAAGCTCTTTCTCCTGCTCCCAATGGATAGCTTCATGATTCAAGTCAGCAAGGCGCATGGTGTAGCCTTTCCTTACAAAAACCATGTTCAAGATGGTAATCGCCTTATAACCTTTTTGCGGAATGATGCTGCTGTAGATAACCTTCATAAACATTAACCTTGTATTGAGACGAGTTGTGCATAATATCCTGTAGCAGTGGAGTAACATAAGTCAAACACAACGCAATCACTGGGACCCATCTTCTTCTGAGAACCTCCCCACTCGTCACCATCGTTATTTATCAATATTCCTCCTTCTGCAAGCGTAGAGGCATTTGCAGCTCTATAAGTAGTAGCAATATAGAAGAAATTACTATCTCTCCTTGCAGTTATACTAACCCTTACGCAGAAAGGCTGTGAAATACTTGTAATGCCTAATTGTTTTCTCAAATCAGACAATTTTGGTAAGAAGAAGGATGGATTTGTACTTAAAGATGTGTATAGCAAGAACTTAGTGCCAAAACTTAGATCAAGTGCATTAGTATCACCCATCTTTGTATATTCCATGCTATGCCCAATCTCCATGATGCCTCCGTAGACTTGCACTCCACCGACAACACGCAAGGCAATGTCTCTATTGAAAACATTATCTGATATAATCTTTACTGCTGGATAGTAAATATCGTCAAAGCTATTCATGTTCCTATAGAAGTAACCAACGCTCTTAGCATAGCCACCTCCATACATTGTATTAGCCTCTTCGTCAGGGTCTGCGTGCAAGCCTATGCCGACTTTTGTGTTTGCTATATCGCCGGGTCTTGAATAGCCTATTGCTGTTTGTAGGAACAGTGTCTGAGTGTTAAGGTAAGCCATGTCCTCCTTGCCTCCGCTCTTCCATGTGTTGTACCAGCCTGTAATGCTCTGCTTCGTTCCGCTGTAAAGACCGTTCTCGTCAATGGAGAAAGCACCAATCTTACCTTTTGTTGCATTTATGGTTCCACTGATATTTGCATTTACAGCCTCTATGGTTCCATCTGTTAGGACTTTGAAATTATTATTAACCGTTACAAGACCCTCAAGAATGATGTTATCTGCAGTAATCTTTGCGTTTGACACATATCCATTTTCGTCCTTGGTCACGTACACAGACATTTCTGATCTCTTCACAACCGTTCCATCAGCGGATAGGCTCTCTGAAAACAAAGTGGCAAAGTTGCTTGTGGTAACTAATCCGCTCTTGTCAATGTTGGTGATATAACCGTTTGCGCCAGTCTTCACCTTTTCAGAAAACAGCTCGTTGAACATCGTCCGAGTGACCAGCCCGCTTGCATCCGTCGCACCCTTGCCGTCACTCCCGAATACCACCGTCCTGATCTCGTCTCCAAGATTGTCGATGATGGTACGCGTGCATTCTTTCAGCGTCTCCCAGTCCTTACCGTTGTACATCAGCACCTCAACGTTGCCCTCCACGTCTTCATCTTTGAACGGGTCGTGCCAGCTGATGGTTCTCAGCACAAGGTCATAGAGTTTCATGTTCTGTGTCTGTACAGCGTTGAAGCAGGTGAGTGTCTGCTGCCCGACGATGTCAAATACGGTCTTGAACGCCCTCGCATAGGTGTCCGACTTGATCTTCTCCCATGAGGATACATACCTTTTCAGCTTCTCACCGTCAAACCACAGATCACCGTCCGTTGACGACGCAGGCTGGTTGGCTGAGAATACGATGGAGATTTTGCCGTTGTTCTGGATATACCCTCCCGAAAGATCATAGATCTTGTCGCCCAACATGGCCAACTGGATGCGGGCATTGCTTTTGTTGGCGAGGTCGGAAAGGTCGGTCCAGTCAGAAAGATCACCCTGACCGCTCTCTCTGCCGGTGGTACAGATCATCATGTTGTTTCCATTCCCCGTCTGAATCCAAAAATCGCCCGTCTTGTAAGGTGGCTTCGGGAGCGTCTCTGTAACGAACGTCTGTACTTTCTCGTCCGCGCTCTTCTGTGCGTTGTCAGCCAATCCCTTGGCATACTCCGACAGCAGGGCAATGTAGGCCGACTTGGCGGCATACATCGCCGACCACTTGCTTCTGAACGTGTCCGCATCGATGGAGCTTGTGACGGTGATGTACTCGTTCTTGTCCGCAGGGGTCATTACAAGCGGAGGGTTCCGCAACCACACCGGCAGGTTGTCCTCGTCCAACACAGCTCCAAACGCCCATGAGACAGAACCGTTGAGCAGGGTGCCGACCTCGTTGAAGCAGCCGACAACCTTGTCATAGGCCGTCTCTATACCATCGGTGTAGAACTTGCCGTTTTCGTCCTGCCCCTTATCCTTGAGCCCGTTGTCGTCGGTGAGCTCATGGTAGAAAGCGAGGAAGTCACGCTTGACGGTTATCTTCTCGCTCGGGTCAAGCTTGCCGTCAGATACGATGTCGTCTATGGCACTGTTCGCCTCGTCCGCACTCTTCTGCGCGTTGTCGGCAAGCTCCTTGGCTTTGGCCGATATGAGCTTCAGCACAGCGGCAAAGGCTGCATAGCAGTCATTCCATGTATTACGGTATGTGGCCGCGTTTTTCGTGGGCGTGTCCGCCAACACGGTGTCAACGGTAACATTGAGCCATGCAGGAGTAAGGCCATCCGTTAAGTTTTTCTCGGTGTACGTCGTGCCGTCGTTGAGCATCGTAGCAACGGCAAAAAACTTTTCGCGGTAGCTCTCCCATACGGTATCGCTCAGAAGAGAGTAGTCGTCTGCCTGCTCCTTGTATTTTTCATAGTTGGATGCCGCCTTATGCCACTCGATTAAGAGGTCGCTCTTCTCGCTGCCTCTGCTGATGATCCCGTCCGACACGATATCATCTACCTGGTTCTGCAAGTCTCTCGCCTTCTCCAAGGCAGAGAGGGTGTCCTGGTCCGTCACCACCTCCCAGTAATAAGTCCTGGTAGTGGCCCCGTCCGCCCCCGTGCTGCTCTCACTGACCCATCGCCACGCACGCCCGCCGTCCGAGGCAGGGGCGATATCGGTGTCATAGTAAAGGTCTTGCACGTGCAGCTCCTTCAGTGCGTCGATGATCCATTCATTTGCAGGATAGTTCGCGGTAGAGAAGTCCTCGCCTTTCAATGGACGTGGAGCCCCGCCCTCGAAATAGATGTCAAACTTCTTGTCTGCTTGAGCCTGGATCTCTTCAATCCTTTGCAGCAGGGCCGCAATCTGTTCGTCGATGCTCTTGCTCCCGTCGTCCTTCGTAGAACCGTTTACCGAGTGGAACTCACCGTAGATGATGTTCCCCTTCGGCGAAAGCTGGAGCGTAGGCTTGGTGAGCATGAAGTGCTTGCCGTCGGCTCCAAGGTCGCTGTATTCCATGATGGCAGGGGCGCTCTCACCCTCGACCATGAGGTAGATGGCTCCTTGTCTTGCCGAGTTGCTCCAGTTGCCGAGCTGCACGATGGTGTCGTTAGCCTCCGGGTAGTCCGACTTCTCGTCGCAGTCGTTCATCGAGATGTCCACATACTGATACTCCGTCTTGTCCGAAAGAGCCGCTATCGACCCTTTGCCCGTGCCCGTGGCACGCCTCCAATAGTATTTGTTAGAGACATTTTTATGCACGCCCTCGTCAATGTTGAAGGTCTTGCAGATAACCTGGTCATTCTCTGCGAAGTAGTTCATCGTGGCCGTTGTGCCGTTGTCCGAGTACAGATAGCAGCGGAACGTGAATGCCTCGCTCGCCTGATGAGTGCCCTTGTCAAGCACGTTGCCGGCAGCATCCAGCCATTCGACGAAATATATCTTTCCGCCGGCCGAACTGAACAGATAGTTGCCGCCTACATAGCTGATTTTTCTGATCTCCAATTCTGCGAAGAAGGCCTTCACCCTTACAAGCAGCTCGTCAACCTCCAAACGGGTACGCTTGGCACCGTTGGAGTTGGTGCGCTCGATAAGCTCGAATCCACTACCGAAGAGGTTGTCTTCGTTAGTCTTATTCTCATACTCATAGGTCTGGAGGCCACGGCGGGCCCCGTAGCCGTTCTTGAACGTCCATAGAGCGGAGATGGAGTCATTCTTGCGCTTGTGGGCAAAGTCCATGTCACTGCGTAACGAAGAATAAGCCGTAGAGTCCGATGCTGGGGTAACACGGTCGGAGGAGCGGATAAGCCTGATGTTTCCACCACCATTTCCACCACCATCGCCCTGATGGTTCAGTATGCTCTCCTTTACCTCACTAATGGCACTCTGCGTCGCCTTGTTTTTGCTGTAGAAGGCCGACTCACCGCAGAAGATCTTGGCACCGTCATAAGGTATGTCAAGTTTGTACTCATAGCCCACGACACGGCTCTGACGCTCACCGCCGAAGAACGCCTCGTTGTTGAGGTTCACCCTCAAGCCAAGGTAGAACGTGTTCACCTTCGTGAAGTTCGCGTCCTGCTTACCCTCTCCATTGAGGCCGTACATCCAGTCCGACATCATCGTGCAGGTATAGGTCAACGGGTCAGCCTCCCTGCTGCTGATGTAGGTCCTTGCACGGTCATCAAGCTCTTTCTCTGCCTTCGTGACAAGCTCTTTCCACTCCGGCATCTTATTCGCGTCCCAGCCGAGCAGAACGAACGTGTCGTCCGTTGCCGGATGGATGGCGTCGTTAGGTAGCGTGATGCCGTATGTGTCGTTGCGCACAAGCTCAAACACCTGAGCCTCTGAGTTCGATTCCGTCTCGCCGGCTATCTCCTTGCCGTTCTCGTCCTTCTTGGCCACCTTCTCGCTCGCGCCTTCAGGGTTGAACGCGACATCAAACGTCATCCCGTTCAGACTACCCGACTGAAACTGCACCTGTAGCGTCTGTCCCGACAAGATATAGTCCTTGCTGAACGTGAAGTCATTCGTCGTGAACCGATAGACGTTCACTCTCTCCGTCTTCTTCCCGTCCGTAGTGTTCCCGCTTGTCGCTCCTGTCGTGCCCGTGCCGCTGGGTTCCGTAGGCTGCTGCTGTGCAGCAGCGTCCGTCGTCTCCATGTCCTTCTTCACGGTCGTCACCGTCGCCACCTTGCTCTTCGTCCTCGGATAGATGTCGTCAATCACCAACACCCCCTCCACGACCTCGTCGGGCTTCATGCCCCCACGCAGGTCTATATAAGGCGTACCTTCGGGAAGCATAAGCCTTTTCTGAACGATGCCGTTCATCACTATGCCGGTGCCCTTCTGCCGGTACCCTTTGGGGATGTTGCGTGTCGATCCGAAGACGTAGTAGCGGTTCACGGCATCGTTGTTGGAGTCCTGGGCGCTCATGTCCTCAACGTTGTCGCCCATGGTAAGACCCACCGCCGGAGTAAAGTCGTCCCTGATTATATTTCCAAAGACTATTTGGCTGCCGCCCACTGCCCACTCATAGCTGAACTTGTCAGCTATCTGTGTCAGAGCGTCGAAGAGGTTGGTCTTGTCAAACTGGATGTAGACCACACGATGGCTGCTGTCGTCATTGTAGATGCTGTCCTCAACTTCATAGCTATACCCATACTCCTTGAGGTTCTCTAAGAAAACTGCCATGTGTTCTTGGAGCGTGCCCGTGAGCGACCACGTGGTCTCGTTCTTTCCTTCTTTGCCGGGGTTGAACTTGTAGATCTTATTCTTCCAAAGAAAATACGGAGCGTTGAACTGTAGGTCATAGTCATAACCGCCTGTACTCTTGTTGTATGTGCCCTTCTGAGGATCGGCGATATAAAAGGTGCCATATTCACTGAAGCTGACATAATCGCCGACATTGATGTTGATCTTCTTATCCGTGGAGAATACAAGGCGAACATAGTCCTTCGACATCAGCTCCACATGACGAACCGATGAGCTCTCTAAGACTACCGTATTGGAATTTCCGTTGATGCTGTGTATATCGACTGTCGTTGTCATAACTATCTGCTTGCTGGATTATATTCTGTCAGGCGAAGCACGAACTTACCGATGCCGCGCTGGTAAGAGCTGAACTGGTTACAACTCTTGTAGATGCAGCGGCAGGTTACTCCGGCCGTACTGATAACGATCTCCTTTGATGTGGTGAGCATCTCTGTGAAGGAGGCCACATGCCCTAAGAACGTGCCTTCATCCTTGCCGTAGATACCCAACTGAATGGTGAGATCGCGTTCGGCGACGAACACCGGAGCCTCCGTTACCACGCGCGTGCCGTTCTCCGTGCGGCTCGTGCTCGTCACGTGGTCCTTTAGTGGGGGAGGGCAGAGCAGCTGCCCGAGGGAGCTGTCATCAAGATACACGCCCCAAGTGTCCCATGCGCTATTGCCGTTTATGGTCAGGTCTTTTCCCATTATCGTGTCCTTTCTATTCTGTCTAAGTGTCTGTCAAACTTTTCGTAATAACTCTTGTTGGACGAGAGGATGTCTTCCAGGAAGGCGTTGTTCGTGATCATCAGATTACGGATCTCGCCCAAAGTGATGTTGCCCTCGCCTACAGTGCCATACAAGGCATTGACGGTAGCAACCATCGTCTGAATACCGTCGGATATACGCTCTCCCGCCTCTTGCAAGGCCGTGAAGCGTCCGTTAAGCTCTTGTGCGGTATCCTCACCCATTGACCGCCATGAGCCGCTTGATGCGTCCTGCGAGTATGTGCTTGAATCGTTGATTAAGCCAGCATCTACAAGCTGTTTGCGTCTGTCCATCATGTCTTTTGATAGTGACGCGTTCATTGACCGAATTTTCGCAAGCTCATCAGCGGTTAGGTCTCCGTCAGATGCAGCGTTTGCAAGGTAATCGTAAATTTCCTTTATCCTGTCTTTGAACTCGTCATTCATCATAGAGGAAACCACGGCCTTTGTAAGTACCTCCTCAATATGCTTGCCCAAGGTGTCGGTGTCGCTTGACATATCCTCCAAGACAGACTCGTAGCCGTCCTTGAAGCTGTCCCATGAGTAGTTAGTGAGCTTTTCGTTGAGAGAGTCGGCAAGGTCTTGCATCTTGCCTGCCATCTCGATATACTGCTCCGCAAGCTCCTTCGGATTACTCTGACCGCCGCTGTTAAAGAATTTAGTCCACGCTTCGGGCGAGAAGTCCCGCAGGACTTTCATCTCTTCGGGCGACAGCTTCCATACGTCCGCGACATTTCTTAGGTTGCCATTATAGCCATTCTTGGTCAAAGCATCATTGAAGTCAGAGAGCCAGTTCCTTATGTTTCTGTTCGCATAGACATTGAATGAACTTCTACCTCCCATTCCGAGGAAACCATGTCCCGTGTTCGTCCACTCGCTTGCACGGTCATTTATCATAGTGCGCTGGTTGGATTCTCTCTCCTTTTCAGCGTCGATGGCTTTCTTGTAAGCGTCAACAGACTGCTGGTTCGTATTGTCAGTATCCGAGATGGTATCAGACAAGCTGTCAATGGCTGCTGCAAGGTCACTGTTCGACTCAGACAGCCTTGCAATCTCGGCCTCCATCTTTGCCTCGTTGCCTGCGCCTGCAAACAGACTCGTTGCAGACTGGACATACGAGCTGACGGCTTTCAAACCGTTCATGGCCGCTCCTACGTAGTTGCCGCTCATGTAGTCTTTCGCCGCGCTCATGGCGGAATTTGAGCCGTCTGCGAATGCTGATGCAGCCTTGCCAAGAGAACTGTCCCCGCTCACTCCAAGAGTGGAGAGCAGCCCTGGAATATCCTGTATGTTTGAGTTTATCTGCTCAAGCAAAGGCATGATGTCGTTGAGACGCTTGGCGAAGTCGGCAAGATACTTGTTAAGCTTTGACTGCTTCTGTACTGCATCATTGTCGGCTTTCTCCTTTTTCTTGACGACATTGTTATAGTTGGCCTCGCTCTTCGCCAGTTTGTCAAGGGCATCTTTAACTTTTTTGTATGGTTCGGAGTCTTCCCCATACTTGCCACCGACCTGCTTTAGGATGGCGTTGGCATTGGAGGCTCTGACATCGCCCTGCTGGACATTGATACCATAACCGCTTAGAAGCTGCTGGGTGGAAAACCTTTGCTTGGTAAGGGTAGCACTAACGGCACCCATTTCCTGCATGGCTTGGTTCTGCCTTTCGAGGGCATCAGCCACATCCATTTCGAGCTTTCTGCGCTCGGTGTTGTAGCTGACAGCAACTCCCAAGAAACCGCGTTGCTTGTCCTCGGCTGAAAGGATAGCATCGTTAACCTTGTCTATTTGGCCTACAACCTCCTTGTAGCCGTCAATGTCAAGGTCTCCCGATGAAAGCATCTCTTTCAGCTGTTGTTTTATTCTGCCGAGCTGCTCTTTTGTAAAAGAGTCGAGGTTGCCGAAAACGTCCTCCCAATTCAAATTGGATTTCTCGTTCTCGGTATCGAAGTCTGCCAAGGCTCTTGACTTTTGCGCTATGAGCGTGAGTCTGTCTCCCTCCGTCTGCGTCTTTGCTATTTTGTCGTCATACTCTTTGGCAATGGCAAGGCGCTTCTCCTGCATGGAACCGTACTCTTTGAGATAGTCATTGAGAGATTCTGCCTCTTTCTGCTGCTGCTCCAAGAGATAATGATTCCAGTCAGCTTCTATCTTCCCGCGCTGTGCGTCAATCTGCGTCTGCTGGTCTTTGGTAAGGGAAGTCCCCACAATGGTACCAGTGTACTCGGGCTTCTTGCCTTTTTTGCCTTTTGCGGTGTTCTCGAAGACAGTCTTGTTATGCTCATAGTTCTGCTTGCGGAAATCACGCTCCTGCTGGTTTACCTGCTCTTTGTCTTTGAGATATTGAAGCTTACGCTCTTCGCGTTCTTTTTCTGCGCCGTCAACAATGGCAGAGATACGGGCCTCCTCCAGCGCTTTGACAGTATTGACCCGTTGCTTGGCCACCTCTTCATCCCAACGCTGGTTCTCTTCTTTAAGACGTTCCCTACGCTGTGCGGCTTCTCTTGCGGCCTGCTGCGCTTGATTCTGCGCCTTTGTAGCGGCAGCCCTTGCGGTATTGGACGACTTTGTACTTGCGGAAGTCTGAGCCTTGATAGAAGTGCCGCCGTAGTTCTGAGTGAAGTCCTTTTCAGCATCGTCATAGGCTTTCTTTGCCGACTGATACTCCTGTACGGTATAGGCACTCCTATTCCTATTTATCTTTTGAAGCTTCTTATAAGAGTCATCACGGGCTTTCTTTTTGCTGTTGTACTGAGTACCGAAATTGTTGTCAATCTTCTGCTGAGCCAGCTGAGCGGCCTTATTCTTGGCATCATTAACGCCCTTGGTGAGTGAGTTCCAATCAACTTGGAACCACAGAGGGATAATACACGTCCCCTGTCTGTTCATCTGAGCCTTCATGTCAAGGATTCCATTAAGAACCTTGGTCTTCTCTTGCTCCCTTAGTCTTAAGTTGAGGTCAAGAGGATTAGCCGCCTCCTGCTGACGCAAGTCGGCAAGCTCGGCCTGCGCCTTGGCGATGAACTCATCAAGTTTCGTCACGCCGGTAGCATAGTTGATTTCCTCATTGCCTGCCTGAAGCTGCTCGGCTAAGTTCATGGCTTCCTTATAGAAGTCGTAGATGTCCTGCTTCACCCGGTAGTTATCTTGCGCTTCCTCCAATTTCACCTCAATGGGCTTGTTGGCTTCCTCTGCCTGCTGGCGTGCTTGCTCTACGATGTTCTCATACTCAAGCACCTTATTCTCCCATTGCTCCAACTCAGCCTGCTGTTCTTCGAGCTGATTGGCCAAAGCAAGGCCGCCACGGCCGCCATTATACCTGGCATCATCTGCCATAGCGTCCTTGGTATTCTTAATAGCCGCAGTAAGCTCATCGACCTTATTCTTAGCGTCTTCAATCTTGGCGGTGTCGATGTTGTAGCCAATATCTTTTTCCGCCTTGCCGAAATCAAGAGCCGCCAACTCTGCTTGGGTGTACTTCTCGGTGATAGACGGCATCAGCTTGGAAAGTTCCTCGTAAGCCTCTGCTTTCTCAAAATCGGTGGCATTCTCAGACTGGATGGTATGTATCAGCTCCTCGGCTTTCTGCTTGCGCTCTTCGAGTTTCTTATTGAAGTCATCGAGGGTGTTGTTGACATTCTTCTGTGCTGCCTCCGCTGCGGAATCTGCCGTTGCAAGTTCATAGATGGCAAATGTTACACCGGCTATCACTGCGGCAATCCAAAAGAGCGGGGATGCAAACATGGAGGCATTGAAAGCCTCCTGCGCACGAGTGGCGAGAGCCGTAACCTGCGTCCACAATCCCTTAGCAGTGGTGTCGGCTGCAGTTGCCGCGGTGTTTACTCCCGTCTGCACAGTGTTCAACTGCGTCTGAGCACTATTTGCAGCCTCAGCCGTGGTACTTGCCTTGGTTGCAGCCGTACTTACCTCCGCACTTGCGGCCTTGAGCCGCTGCGCGGCGACATTCTCATTGTCGGCGGCTGTCTTCAAGTTGGTCTGCGCTGCGGATATTTCATCAGCCTGCCCACTTTCCAATGCGGATTGCAGAGCCTCCTTTGCGGCATCGACCTTAGACTCGGCATTCTCCAAGTCCATGGATGCCGCCGCCTGTTTGGAAACGGCTGCGGAATATTCGTCCGCCGCCTCCTTTGCGCTGGCTGCTGCGACCTCTGCTTTCTGTTGCAGCTCTACGACATAAGCCTGCGCCTCTTCGCGCATGGCAGCAACCTTTGCGGCTTTAGCCTCTGTCAGCTTGCCTTCTGCCACAGCCTGTTGCAGGTCAGCGTTGGCAGCGGCTTCCTTTTGTGGAAGAATGGCGGAATACTGGGCTATCTCTGCGTCGATGCCCAAGTTAGTGGCGTTGGATTGGAAACGGGAGATGGCAACACTTGCGGCTTTATAGATACCGATGGTCTCTGCCGCATACATGATTGCCGCGCCGACTTCCTGCCAATGTTCCACAAGGGTAGATGTAAGCGAAAGGACATCATTGATGATACCCTCAGACTGCTTGCCCAAGTCATTGAATGCCATGTCTATGGTATCCTCGATATTGGAAATCTGTCCCGTAATAGTATGGGACTGCATGTCCATAAGGCCACCAAACTGACTACCCGCCTTGGTCATATTGTCAATAGCCTCTATGACCTCCTTAGAGCCAACCTTACCTTCCGTAACAAGCCCTGCAACTTGGTCTTTGGTAACACCAAAAATCTTAGCTAACTCTTCAGCCATAGGAATACCTCTTGCTTGGAACTGACGCAAGTCCATAGTAAACATTCTGCCCTGCGTGAGGGTGGTGCCGTAGAGCCAAACCAAATCATTTAGATTGAGCGACAGTCCTGCTGAGATGTCGCCCAACTTGCGCATGGTGCTGGTAACGTCCTGCGCTGCCACTCCATAGGCAAGCAACTGTTTTGCGCCCTCCGCAACACCTTTCAAATCAAAAGGTGTTGTTGCCGCAAGCTTGGTGATGTCGCTCATCATGCTTTGTGCCTTTGCCGCACTACCCAAAAGGGTGGTAAAGGACGCTTCGAGCTGCTGAAACTCCCCTCGTATGGTTGCAACCTGCTGGATGAAAGTCTTGGCAGAGAATCCCGCCAAAGCCCCGGTGGCCGCAATCTTGATACGGCTGAACATCTGCTCGATGCTGCCGCCCGACTGCTCCACTTCCCTTGCCGTGGCACGGACACCTGCCCGGGCACCGTTGAGGGCGTTGATGAATCCTTGGTTGTCGCCAGTAATGGCTATGTGTAGGTTCTCTGACATGTTTCAGTGTTATTTTGTTTCTACTCCCTTGTTTTTGAGCAAGGCCATAATCTTCTCGGCATTCTTCGGGTCGTTGGCATCAACATAAGTGCCTCCCATACTTTCGGGGATGTCCTTGCGCTCTTCATCGGTAAGAATAACTTGCGCTACCTTGTCAGCCAGCATAAGACGCAGGAAAGTGTAACCCCTTTCGTAAAGGATTTCATTGTCTGAATATCCCATCTCTTTCAGCTGCCCGATGAACGTACCGAATAAGGACAAGCCGCAAAACGTCTTGCTGTTCTTGTCATGCTTTTGCTTGACTTTGAGCACCTCCTGCAACCTCTTGCGCTCCTTGTCAAGTCCCAAATGCTTCATCAGTCTGTCGGTCTTGTCATCAAGGGCGATAATCAGAAGAGAGGCTATATCCTCATCAGAGAGATTCTTATCGAAATAGTTCCTGCGTGTGGCAATGGCCCTCGAATCATACAAGTCCTTGTAAGTGTTAGGTGCCGTATGATATGCAAGGATGGTGCAGCACGTCTGACGCTGGTCTCTGGCAACCCTCAACGCTTCAAGGAATGGGTTTGCCTTTAGGATGTCCATATCAAGCTTTAGCCCGTCAACCTGCCGCTTTAGTAGCAACATTTTGGCGAGCGTCAAGGGGTATAGCCTGAAAGACTTTCTCCCCACTTTGAACTCTTGCGGTCTGCCGATAATGACATCCGTAAGATCATACTCATTGTCAATGGTCTTATTTTCATCCATGCCCTCGGTGGCGGAGTCGAACCGCCTTTTGTCCGTTCGCGTCAGCCTTCCCGTTTGCGCTTGTCTTCCCGTATTCTCGGGTGCTGGGTTCTGTAGGCCGCTGCTCCGCAGCGGCGGCTGTGCTAACCGAGGGGTCCTTTTTTAGCGGTCCTTATGCCCCCACCTTGGCTGCGAATGTGATGTCCGTCAGCTTGCCTTTGTTGTCCGTGGCACCCTTGGTTTTCCAGGTGTAAACAGCCGCGAGGCCGTCCTTGGCGTCGAACTTCACCGCGATGTGCCGGGAGCAGTTTTTCAGCGTCACGCCGATGGCACCAGTGTTCTCCGGTGTCACCGTCACGTCGCCAGCGTCCTCTTTGTAACCTACATCGACCTCTGACGCGCTGCCGATACGTCGGTTATACGTCAGCGTGTACTTGTCAGGGTTCTTCTTGCGACCCTCGGCGGTGCCGCCCTCGATGGTGGCCTCCGTCTCGTTGCCTTCTTCGACGCTCAGTGAGGTGCTGTCCTCTACGATGTCGTCATGTCCGTCAATAGAGCATCGGCCCCAGCCGAGTACTTTATTTGTTGCTGTTTCTGCCATAGTTATTCGTTGTTGAATTTATATCTGATAGTATTTTTAATCACATGCTCGTTCTTTCCGTTTACGGATAGAACTCGCTGCTTTTCGAGAGTAACACGAAATCCGTCACCAAACACTGACCGCCTGCCATCACCAAAAACCTCCTTGCTGATGTCAGAGAGCTTGCTGATACGGGATACGTTAGGCTTTATCAACCCGTTGCTCGTAATGTCCTGTACGTAGATGTCGACATTAACCTTGCTGTCCTGTATCTGCCCGTTCATGCTGTCCAGCACAGAGATTACGCAATCCTCCTTATCTGTCTCACGGCCAGTATAAGTGACATTGCCTGTAATGGCTGTCTTTATTGCGGAATCCGTTACGATATGATAGATGTCCTTGCAGATGTCGGTGTCAGTTTTCATGCTTTATTAAACTTTCTGATTGTTGCGTCAACTTTTGATTGTAGAATTTTGCCGATATTTCCCTCTAACCATAATTGCCCTCCTGCAAGGACAACTTTGTTTTCTAAGGCTTCGACATACACGGCGTAATCCATGCCTGCTACGATGATGAGTGCATAGGGGTAAGAGGCGTATTCTCTTGCGAGCTGTTCGCACAGAATCTTTCCAGTCTCCGAGCCATCGGAACCTCCCTTTACGGTTTCAAATCCCGATTCTATTGATACTTGCCCCTTTCTGACCACGGAATAACCTATCGAGGAACGAAGATTGCCCGTTTGGTCATTCCATTGGCTCATGCTCCCCGTTCTGATGCCTGCCACGGCATACTCGCCAGCGTAGGCAAAGGCTTCGGTCATTGCATCCTCGACCGCTCCCTGTGCGTTATCAAAGAGTGCGAGCGTTTCCATGAAACCTTTCAAACTCATACCCATACCTGTGCGTTTAGCTGGTATCTGAAGAATTGCTTGACCGTATAGTCCTTGTCGCTTTTTATCTCTTTTCCGTCCGCTCCGAACAATCTTACATTGTCGCCTTTCTTGAACTCGGGGCAACCCCGGTCTAAGTAGATGTGATAGGAATAGTTCATGGCGATGCCGTCAAGATATACCACCTCTCCCCTACCGTTAGGCACAATGTTACAGCGCATATCCTCAACACTCTCAGTATCGGGGATTGGTACGCCATCTTCATCGACACCTCCGACTTTGGAAGTCGTGATAAGCTGGATTCTATGCGGTCTGAAATTCAACATGATTAATAGAACTTGATAACGGGTCTCTCGCTTATCGGTTCTTCCCCGATTTCTCGGTAGAGCCGATTTGCGATGAACAGCAAATCGTTCTTGTCAGCCTTGGAAATGGACATGCCGCCCTCTGAAATGGAATTGGGGTACAGGACAACTTGCTTTAGGCAGTCCGCCGTAGCACCCTTGAAAGCGACAGAATCCAAGATGTCTTTGGTGCAGGCCCCATCGTTCAACTCCCTCTGCACCATTACGGTGCGGAAGAAGTCTTCGGGAAGAGGATATTGCACCTGCGACTTCAAGGCTGAAAGTACGGTCAGTTCGGGCATAGACTACAATACTAATGATTCGAGATTGACGTTCACAATCTTGTTAGGAGCTGCAATCTGCGGCACCCACTCAGCCGTGTACTCCATGTATCGGCCATTCTCATCACGGTAGTTGCAGACAAGCATCTGACCGCTGTCTTGACTGACAGGGTTGTACGTTCTGCCAGGCACCGGGTCGGTCGCCTCGTAAGGAGTATGGTGGCGCATGTAGCCAATTTGGTCAGAATGTAGGAACGTTATGCGGTTGTCCGCATAAATCTGATGGTTGGTGCCATCCTGCTCCTCTACGTAGTCTTCCTTAATCTCAACGGCTGGCAGTCCGATACCCGTGAATACGTTGGATGCCATCTCGGAGGTCATAAGGTTGGCAGCAAGGTGATACTGGGTGTTGTTGAGCACCATCTTGAACGTATCACTGAACTCTGATGATTTCTGAACCCATTTGGCAAAAGTGCCACGGCTCATGGCCATCTTTTCAAACTTGCCGAACTTAGGAGCAAGCTTCAACACTTCCTGCTGCAACCATGAGATGAACATATTCTTTGAATCCACGAAGATGTCATCCTTAGTCGGAGTAACGAAGTGGAATGGCAGTTCGATGTCGAGGACATCAATGCCACCCTTGTTGTCGTCCTTGTTCTTTACAGTTGAAGCACCTTTCATAAGGAGCTCACCAACGACAATATCCATGCGCTTGTGAGGAGCAAGGATAATCTGTCGGTAGTCGTCCGCAATATACTGGATGATGTCGTTAAGGGCACGCACCTGGTCTTCTGTCTTGGCCTCATTGTATTTGTCAATGAGGTCTTGCAGCTCAGACAGACGCTCCACGTCCATCTGATACTTATCACCAAGATAGGCAATCTCGCCATATCCGCTGCCGATAGGCTTGCGCTCACGAAGAGGCTTCTCGCCATAGCGTGAGTTGATAGAACCTGCCACGACTCCCGTTACGGTGCCAAGGTAATCCTTGAAAACACGTGTAGTGGTACGGCGGAACGTAAGATACTGTTGCCAGTAGATGCTGTCAAGCCCCTGCTGGAGTACCCGGTCAATAGTTGCGGAGACTATATCGGGGTCATTGAATAATGTCTGAATTGTAAGTAACATGATTCTTTCTTTTAAGGGGTTGATTAATCTTCAAACTGGAAGCGTGAGGTGAGAGCCGCCTTGTCTGCGTCCGAGAAAGGAAGAACCAGCTTCGACTCGTGAATCTCGTAGGCCTGCATGATAAGGGCGACCAGTACGATGCCGTCATCAATCTTGGTGGTCTCGTAAATAACGAAGTTGGCTGTATTCTTAGGCTTTGTACCTCCTGCTGCGCTTGCCTCGAACAGCACCTGTCCTGCCTTGACTTTCTCTCCGAAAGCTGCTTCAAGGGTAACGGTGTCATAGTCGGGCTTCGACTTGTCAATGCTCTTCACAACGGCTCCTTTTGAGCCAGTACCAAGGGTCATTCCCTCGACAATAAGGGAATTCTTGGCAATCTTGACGGTAGTCGCATCTGCATTCACATCCTCCAGCACTTTGGCATTCTTCACCACAACGCATGTGCGTTTGGTGAGGTCAACCTGCACGGGAGTAAAGCGTGGCAGACGTGAGCCGATAGCAAGACCCTCTGTTAAGAGCTTGTACGCACCTGCCTTTTTATGGAGCGTGCGCACATCGCAAATCTCCTCCTGTTCCAAGGCGGGGTTTACGTCATAATGAAATCCTGCTGACATTGCTTTTTCTGTTTAAAAGGGTTATTACTACTTCTCCTTTGGTTTCGGGGCACCTGCCCTAATTTGGGCTGCGATAGCCTTTCCGTCACTGTCTCCAGTTGGCGAACCGCCTGCTGGCTCCGCTGCCGGGGAGAATCCGAGGTTGGCGAGCTGCTGAGCCTTGTCCTTCATGTAGGAGTCCAAGTCCGTAACATCGCCAGGCACGTTGAGCATCTTTGCGAGTTCCTCATTGATACCAGCCTTTTTTGCTGCTGCGAGGGTGTTTGCAGTCCGCTCAGCCTCCTTGTGTTTGGCCTCCTCTGCCGTGAACTTGTCCAAGAGTGGCTTGAATTTGTCATCCATCTTCTTGTCCATTAACTCGGCAACCTTAGCAAGAAGCTTTTCGTCCTCCGTTTTAGGCTCTGCATTGACGACCTGTTTCCCGTCTGCGCCAATGTGATACTTCTCCATGAAAGCCTTTTCGTTCTGCTCCGTGAGAGTCTTCGTGAGGTCTTTCGTAAGAGCATCTTTCTTTGACGAAAAACGAGAATCGAAAAGACTTTGGAAACTCCTCATGGAGGAGTCCTGCGTGTCCACAATCCTGTCAACGTTGTCGTCTGTCACCAGTCCTGTTGCGAACAGTCCCGTTGCAATGCCTAAAATCTCGCTGTCGCTCAATCCGCTTTGAGGATATTTCGTCTTGAGCTTAGTAAATAATGCTTGTACGTCCATTTGACTTTTCTCTTTAATGTTAGTGTTCAGTCCGCACGGCTGTGCGTCCTGCGTTTCGTTAGCAAATTTACCGAATCAAGAAAGCCTTTTCAAGCCTTTTTTCTTGAATGTACTCACTTATAAAAGATAAGTGCAAACATTTCTTTAATCGAATCCAAAAGGGCAAAGAAAAAGGCAAATAAACGCTTTGTAGCAAGCAAAAAATGCTTGTGTTTACAAGTTATCACACGAATACAAAACGGCTGAATGTAGGGCAAAAGAAAAGCCCTGCCGTGCATCGCTGCAAGGTAGGGCAAAACTAAAACAAGAAGTCGTAATATTTAGAATTGATGGTATAGTCTGTATGCAAATCTTAGATTTGAATAATAGCAGCCGTTTCGCTTGAAAAACTCACCATAATAAGTGACATCATCGCCCTGCATGAAAATGAACTTAGAGCCGCCTATCAAGTTCATAACAACATCGCCCAGCTGCCGTGAATGCAATCCGTATTTCTGTATGCAAGGATATAGATACTTGACAAAAGCCGTTTCGCTGTCCGTCATATCGTTCTTTGCTCTCACTCTCAAAATGCCATTGTGCGCAAAACAGACATCGCCCTGCATGAAAGGGTGGCAATTGGCTCGCTTGATGCTGCCGTTGGTAGCAAGCCGAAAATGCAAGATACATGGCTCGCTAATATCTCTCTTGCTTAGTTGCTGCAAGAAGTAATCGAAATTCAAGCCCTTATGAAACATCGTAGGCGTGCAAAATCCCATGCCGTGTGGGTTGGTATCGTGCATAGCCTTTAGAACCTGCTTAGATGGCGTTTTCACGCCCTTTGGTATGTAGCAAATAACACACATGATATTTATTCTTTAATCGTTATTTTAGAGCCGTAACGCTTTCTGTGCGTTACGGCTTGAATATCTATCGCAAAGCCTCTCTGCGGTTGATGAAGTAGGTTTTCTCGCTCTCTTTCAAGAATGGTATCTCTTCTATTGAGTTGCAGCTGTCAATCTCATGCTTGTAAGAGTACTCAACCAGCTTAGCGAGAAACTTCACCCAATTAGAAATTTTCTCATACTCAACAGTACCGCTGTGCTGTCTGAACTCAATAGTCTTGTGCCGTAAGTAAGCGACTGCATTCACCTTGTAATAGCGGTCGCCATACATGGCATTATAAACGTCTGTCTTGGTGGTGCAATGGCTGAAATCAACGCCCTGCAACGAGTGGCACCAACGGCTGTTGTTACCTCTGCGGCTGTTGGGCATGAACGAATCAATCACGCTCTCTAATTTTTGATAGTTACGAACGATACGGACATAATGTTCATCGCTCAAATTCTCTGCGCCAATATGAACATGCAATCCGCAAGAACGATTTATACGTGCGTCAACCGCTGCCAACGTATCGCACATAGCTTTCAGCGAGTTCAAGCCCTTATTGCCTTTCAAGATAGGGCTTACTACTTCGTTGGTGTTATCGCCCTGCAAAGACGAATCAGAAACGATTTTGAAGTAGCTCTTGTTGTCGTGGTGGTTGTAGCCCTCTGAACGTACCTGCAAGCCGTTTGCCGTACCTGCCGAAATCAAGCTCTCACGTGTGTAATGGTAGCTTTCAATCTCAACGCCGAATGTCAGCTTTGAGAAATCGAAATCCGTGCCACTGTGCTTTGCAGTGCGCTGCATCGAAAGAAGCAGCTCTACTTCATGCGGCATCAAGCCCAGCTTGACTAACTTCGTGCGCTTAGCATTCTTTGTGCTGCGCTCATTCATCACGTCACTCACCTGCTCGTTCAAACTCTTTGTACTCATAACTCTAAATTTTAAATTGTTCGACTTAATGTTTTAATTTTGTACTGCAAAGTTAAAGCATTTAATTTGATTATGCAAGATAAAAGCGAATTATTTGCTTTGATTTTTAGATTTATTAATCAAACTAATTGCTTTGAGTCTATTTCATTAAGTTTTGTTTGCATTAAGCAATAACTTTGATGTAATTAGAAGCATAAAAGATAATGCCGTTTTTATTGCATTTCAGCGCACGAAAAGCATTTTTATATATAAGTACACGTATGAACGAAAATAGCGGCTCATGTATCACTACATGAACCGCTACATTAACTAAAAACAAATGAATATGAAAAGAGAACTATATATACTTCTTATTGTCCTGCAAGAAAAATGGCAAAGACTTCGTGTCCCTAATCCGGCCAAAGTTTCTTGCCACCCAGCTTTTGAAGTTGCCCGGCACGTCTGTAATCTCCCCTTTCGGGTGCTCATCATCGAATGTAGCAAACTCCTCAATTGATGGCAGGATTGGGACGGCGTAACATCGGCACCAAGGATGCCACCCAACAAACTTGAAGTCTTTGGGGTACTTCCCTTTTAGCTCATCACACATGTCGGGCACATGTCGGTGGGTGTCTGTGATGCGGATTTCAATGCCAAGGACAAACGGCATGGTCTTCCAGCGCATGTAATCGGCTGTTCTGTACGCTGTGTTAATCTCCGTAGCTGCCATTCTTGTGACATTCATGTACGAAGAGCGGTAAACTCCCGTTCCTGGGTGATAGGCTTGCGCAGCTCTCGAAAGGCGCAACGCTCCCGACTTGTCTCTAACTCTCCGAAAGAGTCTGTTAGGCTCGTTGAGGTATCTCCTAACCTTACGGGATAGTTCATCGGCACCCATGCCTTCTGCCATAGCCGCCTCCACCGCAAGTTCCAGCTCTTCCTTGAACTGGCCCGACAGATTCCACACACGGGATGATAGATTCATCTGCCTTACCTTGCGTTCTGACAGGCTCATTGTCGCAACTTTTCTGTTCTCAAAATCACGGAGGGCATCCTGCATCGGGTCTGTCCATTTTTTGATGTTTGCATCCGTCAGCTTTGTATGTTCGCCAACATAGGAGACGAATACGGACGCTTTGGATTCGGACAGCTGCCACTCTTCTTCAATTCCTGCCCGGATAGTCCGTATAACTTCATCGGAGGTCTCTTTCAGCAGGTCGTCAAGCTTATTGCCATAGTGAAACTCGCCCTCCCCATTGTACCTGGTGGCGAGAGCGATGACAACAGCCTTTTTCCGAGCCTCATTGATGATGGACTTAATACGCTGGTTGCTTCTATTGAGGTTTCCCCTATGTTGTCGGTCGTATTTCTCAAACATGACTATTCAGCTGATGCAAATACATCTTGTGCCTGCTGCTCTTTCTTCATATCCTCCTCTATTTCCTCCATCTCTGTCTTGAAGTCGTCCGCAATGCCAACGAGCATGACAGCCTGCTTGCGTGAACCAACATGGCCATCGACCATGTTTACAGCATCATTGATACGCTTGGAGAGGTCTTCAATCCTATAAGGACGCTGGACGACATCGACATCCAACGTTTGGGAGGCTTCTTTCAAATCGGGCACCAAGTCGCCTATTGCAGCTTGCAAGAAATTGCAGCGTCTTTGGAAGAACTCGCCCATCACCTCCCAGTGGTTGTCAACGGCAAACAGAGTAGCCATGAACATGTAATCGAATGACGTTCCGCTTGGGAATGTACCCGAACCTTGCAGCTGGTCGAACGATATTAGCGGAGTGTTGGTCAAAGAGTAATACCGGGACAGCAGGTTATCCATCTGAGTCTTCACCATGTCAGAAGTCTGATGCCAATCAAGATAATATGCCTTGCCGCCGCCATTGATTTTCAACAGGTGAGACTTTCCTATGTTCTCTGCACCACCATTTGCCAAGTCTCCCTCCAATATGAGCTTCGGGAAGAAGTTCATGCGGATAGCGTCCGAGAAATCGGAGGTTAGTGTTTCGAGGCTCTCACGGATGCCGACGACAGGGGTAAAGAGTGCCTGGTCTCTCCATGCGTATATAGTCGGGTTCTTTGAGAATCCATGCTTGAATGGATAGCCGTCAGAGTCAGCCCATGCAGTATTAAGCCCTCTCTGAACTTGATATACCATGTCATTGGTAACAAGCATGAAACAATATACGTAAGAGTTATCGGCAAGCTTGTATTGATACTCCCTGCCTATGCCCAAGTAATCCTGCCCATTGTCCGCAAAGATGGGGTAAAGGTGGTCGCCCTTGAAAGGAGACCATATCTGACAACGGAGTCTGTATTTCGGCTGCACCTTAATGCCAACCAAAGAAGCAACCTTTGACCACACCTTGCGCCAAAATCCACTATCCTCGTGTCGATACCAATACTCGCACACCTCCTGCTCAGAAAGCCACGAACGGACTTCACGCTTGTTCTGAAAGCGCAGCTTATTGTCGCTGCCTACTTTCTTCATCACCTTTAACAAGTCAAGCTCCTTTGCATCCTCCGTGTCCGTTTTCAACAGCGGCTCTTTGCCAACCGTAAAAGCGGTATGGATGTTCACTGTGTTCTGCTCAAGAGGCAAGCCGATACGTGCCACTGGCTCTTTCTCGAACGTAGGAGGATGTACCACGCCTTTGCGGTCAGTGTACTCTTCCTTGACAAGGGTCTTCATGTCCTTGCGGATGTTATGGTCATAGACTTTATGCCGCTTGGTAAACCATGCATCCATATTCGCCTTTGTAGCTGGCAGAGGAGTACGGCGTGAAGCCTTGATGAAAGCAATGCGTTCCTCCCATGTGGGGAAAGCAAAAATTTCGTCTATACTGTTCATATATCTTATCTTAGAAATATCCGTTGTATGATTTTCGGTTTGGCATGTTCCTGTAGGCCATTCCAAGCAACTCCATCGTGCAAACGTATCTAATACCGTCTATGGCGTGGTTATAGTTATCCACGGGTATGTTGATGAAGTGTCCTGTCTTTGGGTCTTGCTGCCAAGTATAGTTATTGAACTCCTTTTTGATGTTAAGGGAATGCTCTGTGATATATATTCTTCTCAATCCCTGCATGAAGTCAATTCCAAAATTGATAGAGCCAGCTCCCTTTATTGTTGACAGGATTGGCAATCCGGCATTGCGTATCTCGGTAATCTCCCTTGGCTCGGCATTATCTGCCCATATCTTGCGTGACCTCGCTTCGGGAAGCGTCTTTAATTTCTCTATGATTTCGGGAGTTGTCATGCGTGTGTCGTAACACTCCTCATCAATATACAGGCAGTCATTATGAAACGCCACCGTCTCAATGGCTGTCGGGTCATTGGTAAAGCCGAAGTCGAGCGCACGCCAAAATTTCTGTACGTAGGAAGGTATCTCCTTGATAAGTGAGACCTTTTCGAAGATAAGTCCTTCCAGCTTCGCACGCTGCCCAAGGCCGTAGATTTTCCACTTTCTTTCATCAGCCGTGCCGTTGGCATAGTTTTCGGGTGTTGGCTCGTAGGAGAGTATCTTTCTGCGCATGTTGGCCGGGATGAACGGGTTGTCCAACATGGTAGAATGGTCAAAGTAACAGTCGGGTCTCCGGCATACGTTGTCGTAAATCCAATGCTCCTCTGCCGTTGGGTTATAGTCAAGAATGGCAAAGCCCGAACATCGCTGTTCGAGCTGGTCGAAGTCATCCTTAGTGGCTTCCATAGCCTCGTTTATCCAAAATATATCGCAGGTGAGGCCGTGGAGCTTCTGTTGGTCGTCAAGCCCGACAAACTCAAACGTCCAGTGATTTATCCTTATGATGTGCCGGGAGTTGTTGATATAGGCAAGCCCGGCAATGCCCATGTCAATGAGGATATTGTTGAAGTCCACCCACACGGTTGACAGCAGCCAGGTTCCTTTCTTACGGGAAACGATTATTCTTCGTCTGTGCGTGTCCTGTAGGGCAAGGACTATGAAAAACTGAATCAGCGAGTACGTCTTACTGCTTCGGCTTCCTCCCTCGAAAACCAAAACATTGTATTTGCCGCTATCATGGGATTTCATGGCACGGGCAAAGACTGGCGTACATTTCAGTGAAAGCTCGCTCATTCGTTTTCCTCTTTCTTCTGCTCTTGCAGGTCAGTGTCCTCTTTCTTGTTATAGACTACGTTGATTTTTATCTTGTCTATTGATTTGTCCTCCAACGAAACGTCCATGCGCTTCATCTGCGTCATGGCTTTCTTGAATTCGGGGTCATGGTGCCAACGCCACATGGTTAGAGCCTGTAGGTTTGGCGGCATCTCCTGCGTTGTTGTTGTAATAGTCTTCTCTGTATAGGGAGTGCCATCTTTCGTGACGGTGTTTCTCTCTTGTGTGATAGTGGTCTTGGTCTTGATTTTACCAAGGGCAACCTTATCGTAAACTCCCTTGTAAACAAGCCTCAACTGCCCCCGTGCGTGTTGCAATACTTGCGAAATTAGCATCGAGCGCAGCTTATTCTCCTGCTCTGACCACCCCTCATAGTTCCCGTTTTTCATTTTGGCAAACACTTCGGGTGTTAGGCTTTTGGGTATCTCGTCATATTTTGGCTCTTCGGGTATTTGGTCGGGAGTCTCAGCCGTATCTATGGCATCTTCATAACGCTGCCTTACTATTGAGCGTATCTCATCACCAATAAACTGGGCAATCTCGTAATCGTCATAGTCCTTGCTTGCGAGGTTCCCTATGGCAGTATAGAAGTCCTGCCCGTCATAATCAAATTTCTTCTTTGCTGGCATAGCTTATTCCTCCATATCCGCCACCTCGCATCTCATGTCGAAATCCTCGCCCTTGATAAACTTATCAGAGGTCGAGTACCCGAAACGCTGCATAAAGGTGTTCTTGTGTTCTACATTGTCGAAGCTGAGCACAATATAAGAGTCCATGTCGTCCGCTGACTTCTGAGCCGCTTTCTTCACCTCCTCTTTTACCTGCTTCATGTGCGCAACCTTAGCGGCTCGCTCCATATCACGCTTGGCCTTGTTCTCCTCACGCACTGCCTGGTCTTCCTCTTCGGCCTCCTTGGTGAGGTCAGAGAGCGCATCCGTAAGGTTCTCTTCCTCCTCGGTCTTGAAAAGGTAGTCTAATCCCATCGCAGACATATCGGCATCGGTAAAGCCAGCGTCCTTGTAGTCAACGTCAGCAAAAATCTCACCGAGTTTGTCATAATCGTACTCTCCTTGCAGATTGCGGTTGTTAAGGATAACATTGAAAGCCTTTTCGGTCTTTACATCCATGTCAACAACCTCAAAGCGGAGAAGATAGTCATTCTTCTTCGTCTTGGGGTCGTACTTCTGCAATTCATCCAGCACTTTGACGCTCTGATGGCCTTGCACGATGGTATTGGTGCGCTTGTTTAGGATTAGATGGCCTACAAGCCCAAACTTCTTGATGCTCCTTTTGAGAGACTTATATTCCTCCTCGCCCATTGTGCGAGGGTTATAATCGGCGAAGTGTACGGTGGAGCGTTTTACCGTCTTCACCTCGCCAGTGAGATATTTGCTTAACTTCAATTCCATTTGACTGTTCACGTTATAGTGTTTAACCTGCGTTCAGACCCATGTAAGTCCTACGGGAGTATTTTCGGCTATCGGCTTTGCCGGGGCTGTCTTTATCGTACTGACGTGTTCCCGATATATTGTCAACGTATCTGTTGGCTGCGTTTACAACTCGCCATTCACGGGCATTAGACATACTTTGCCTCCCTGCCCTGCGAAATGCGTTTCTGTTTATTCCCCCCCCCCCCCGATGTGATGATACGGTCAGCTTGCGCCAAAATATCGCTAATTGACTTTCTTCGTGCCATTTTTACTTCTGTTTAAAATATTCAACCTGCGTTTAATCCCATATAGACTTTACGAGGAATACCGCCTGTGCTGTTGGCATAACGGGAATTGCGTATGTTATTGGCATATCTGTTTGCGGCACTCTCTACTTTCTTCCATCTACGGCTGGTGTAATTAACATCCCCTCCCCTGTAAATGCTGGATTGAAGACGGTCAAACTGGTCAGACAGCTGCTGTATTGTCTTTCTCCTTGCCATTTTCTTTCTGCTTTTTGATGTCGTACTCATAGAGTATTCTCCTTGACAGAGGAAACACCCTGTAAATTTTCTCTAAGTCCTGCGGAAAGTTCTTTCTCAGCCATAGGAAGCAGTCGGTATTGAATCCCGTTCCCGATGATGCTTTCAGTGAGTATCTTATCGGTTCGGGTATTCGGTACAGCTTCATGTAAGCAAGCACCTCCTTTTGCGTCCACTCTGCCAATGGGTATGCCTGCCCGTTACTTATGTAGTTGTCCTGCTCAAATCCTTTCAGCATCAACCGTCTGTTCATCGAGTCGGCTTTCTTTATTCCAAGGAAGACGTAATCAATGCCTGTCTTCAAACGGATTGACCTCACCACGTCAGCCAGCTTTAGAAGCTTGACTTTCGGGTTAGGTATGCAATAAAGACCGCCACGGAGTATGTATGACAAATTCCAGTGCGGCACTTGCATAAACTCAACTTTCGGGTATCTTGCCTTTACCCACGTCACCCAACGCTCTATATGCTCCAAGTGAGGAACGAAATACATGAACACGCATACAACCCTGTTAAATTGCGGTGCCACCATGTCCAGCGTAACGAGTGAATCCTTTCCGAGGGAGCAAAAGACAATACAGCTGTCCGACTTCTCTCTGACTGCTGCTATTGTCCTTTGCGCTGATTCCAGTTTACTCATATCTATCCTGCGGACATTCCGAGTCCACGTCGGATGTTACGGTAGTTCTGCTCATGCGAGGCGAACCGGTTGCCACGCACGCTGATGTCACGGGAACGGCTGTTGCCAAGATATGCGTTTGTGGTGCCATTGATGCGCCCCTGCGTTGTAGTTGCTCTTGCCATAATTCAATAAGCTTTAGAAATTCTTCTTACCTGTCTGACTGTTCTCAGTGTGAGCGATAATCTTACCCAAGTCATAGACAACTCTCTCAACCACCCAAATCTGACCTCCGTAATCGTACTCAATTGGCAGGCCGTTCTCGCCGACCATAATCTCACAATGCGAGCCGGTAATCTCGACCGTAGCTGTGTCACCGGTCTCTTTCGAAACAAAGAGGATGGCATCATACTCAATGGGGATGGCGTTGGCATTCTCATCTTCTTTCTCGAAGCCGTCTTCATCCAGCTGCAAGAACTTCTTGATATTGTTTGGACGTACCTCACGGAATTCTTGTACCTTGCGCCCGTCTTTGATAGCTTCAAGATACTTTTGTCTGATTGAAAGTTTTACTGTTCTCATAACGAAATCTTAGTGTCGGTTATCTCTGCAAAGATACTAAACAATGGTCCTTTTTAAAAGAAGTGTAGTACTAATGTCTTCACTTATAAAAGATAAGTGCAAACATTTTATAACATAGAAAAGCCTACCCGAAAGAGTAGGCTTTAGAGATGGTTACTTCTTGTATTAAACGCTATATACGCGAATATTCTTGAATGGATTGCAGCCACGCTGCATTGCGTATGACCACGCGGCATCCAAATCTTTGAATGTCTGTTCGGGTCTCACCACAATGTCCTCGCTCTCTTTGTAGTTACCTACGCTGTAGTGAATCTCTGTACGAATGAACTCAATCTTTATCATAGCTCTATCTTTTAATTGTTATCGAATAGTGCAAATGCTGTCCAGTTCTACGCCCTTGCCACAAGCAAAGCCTTTCGCAAACATCAACACGTTTTCAAAGATACCGTTAGTGTAGATGTAGTTGTCGGTCTTGACGTTTCTGAAAGTGTAACCGAATATCTTGCTACCGTTGTTATCGGTGTTTTCGTAAGTTGTAATCTCGTAAGTCTTCATAATCTTCTTGTTTTAGTAGGGCAGTGGTTAGCTGCCCTGTTATTGTCTTAGAAACCAAAATCGACTATTTGGTTACTTGCTTCATTTGCGAAGTCAAGAAAAAACTCTGCAAGAGAATTGAGCTTATGCCCATCGGCTTGCTTCTTCTCTTTGAGCTCTCTGAGAGAAACTGAGTTCTGAACGAGTGCGCTCTGAATAGCTGCCATCTGCTCATGAGTAAGATGGTTCAGTGTATAAGTACCATCTTTGTGCTCTGTAATGTTCAAAATCGTTTTCATTGTCGTATTCTTTTTTATTGTTATTGCTTTAATTTTACACTGCGAAGTTAAAGCAAATAATTTGATTACACAAATAAAAATCAAACTAATTTCGTGTGTTTAAGATTTTTTAATTAAACTAATTGCTTTGATTTAGAATTAATGCACTAACTTTGCCACCGATAAATAACTTTGATTTTTAGAAATATGGCACTAAACATTAAGCAAGCTATTAAATCTCACGGCTTAGAAGTCCGTCAGATTGCAGAAAGAATGGGTATTACACCGACAGCCCTGTCGCAGCATATAAACGGCAAAATGTACAAGGGCAAAAGAGTTGCGCCAAATCCATCCGTAGATGTATTGCAGCGCATTGCAGACGCTATCGGGTGCGATGTGTCAGAACTGTTCGACCCGGTAGAGAAACCCCAGCAGAATCAAATCACTTGCCCCTATTGCGGCAGAAAGATTAACTTAGAGGCTACAAAGGCATGAAAGAGCAACCGACAAAAGAGAATACCCTGTACTTGCCAATCAAGCAGGTTTATTTCGACCAAATAATAGCAGGCACGAAGAAAGAAGAATACCGTGAGGTGAAATACGGCATAACGTCCTCTCGTTATCTTCTGCATGATGCGTATAAGAACTTGGTTCTTAATCCATCATGCACAGAAGATGACAAAGAGTATTTCGTTGATGACTACAACAACGGCAAATTTCCATTTTTGCCTAAACCATTCAAGTATCTTCATTTGGCAGTCGGCTACAATAAGGTCAGAGACGAAGCCCTCGTAGAAGTAACCAGCATAACGTTTCAGCCTGGCAGAGTGTTGGGTGAGGGCAAAAAGAAGTTTGCATGGTGGCTCGTTGTCTTTCACCTTGGCAGTGTTGTGAAGCTCGAAAGGCAGAAAAGACATGCCTAATCACTCAGAGCAGAGTAAATCCGCTCTGCTTCCTCTTTGAAGCCCTTATGGTGATTGAAGAGGTACTTGGCATCGGCGAAGTGTCTTGTTACAGCTGAACCGCTGATGCCAAGTACCTCTCCAAGTTCTTTTCTTACTTTCCCTCTGAGCATTCTCTTACTGACCAACGAAACAGGGTCATAGGCGAAGAATATCAACAGCACAAAGATTTTCACATTATCCTTGCAAGCCGGGTCGCTGACAGCTTGAAACCGGGCATAGAGACTGGGTATCTCCTCTATGTCCGACTTCAATGGTTTTGTATAGGCTATCTCTCTAAGCTTACAGAGAATGGTGCGCCCTTTTGCTATTCTTATAGATTCCAGTCTTTCGGTTATGCTCTTAGTCCTCATTGATTGTTTCATAGACAAAATTCACTTCTTTGTGTTCCTTTATCTCAAGCGTTTTTCTGTATTTCTCCAAGTCCGGCACCTCAATAGTCTTGTCAACTCCTTTCCGTTTCCCGAACTCATCCGTGAAGAATATTTTGGTTATTCTATACATTGTCATGCGGCTTTATCAGCCCTTTTAATTCGGGCTTGTGTTTTCTAAGTTGAATATATCCTCTTCTTTCGGTCTCCCGAAGCAACGGCAGGTCAGCCTCAGCAATATCGGCAGGCGACTCACCGTTTATGGTAGTGCCAGCCGTAATGCCGAAACGTTCCCTAATTTTCTTGATTTCTTCTCTCGTAGTGTGTGAGCACCAATAGACAGTGAGCATCATAGTTACTCCTCTTGAAGTTCATCAATGTTGTCTCTCGCAAATGTAAGTATGCCAATGGCTCCTACAAGGCAGAAGATGCCAAAGGCAATGAAGATGATTGCTGTCATAGAATTACCTCCCTGTATTTGTTGATGATTTGTTTACCTCTTTCTGTCATTTCTCACCTCCTTTCTCTACATGCCAGTTTCCTTTCTCATCCTCTACGAGCCAGTCGCCGGGATAAGCGCCTGTTGGAAACAATTCATTCATCTTATTATCGTATGCCTCCCATTGGCTTTCGTTAACTTTGGGGTCGTTCCACATCCTTTCGATCTCTCTTTGCATCCTTTCATAGGCAGGGTTGTCTTCGTAGTTGATGACAACTACAAAATCCCCCTCCTTTCCTATGTTCCGCTTGCCGATGCCAGTCACGCATGGCAGTTTGAATAAGTCCCCGATGTTCTTCCCCGTTATTTGTATCTTCTGTTTCATAGCTTTGTTGTTTCTTTGTTGTTTGATGCTGTCCTGCCTATGGAGTTCTTTGATTTCTTCCAACCGTTCAAGGATAGCATCTCTTTCGTATGTTTTGCCGTCATTCCATCCTATGACATAACCAATTCCAAGGGGTAAAGAGAAAAACAATAATATCCATCCGAGATTGCCTAATTGTTCTTTATATTTCATACTCTATTTTTTTTGTTTATTCCGGTATCGGTGCCCAGCTATCTAATTCCAGGCTATGAATAGTACCAAAATATCCGCCTTTGTAATTGATGCAGTTATGTTCATCTCTGTAAGCAACAAGCGTTTCCATGTGACCCGTCCACAAGACTAATTTGCCGATAGGCGGAAGTTGTTTCTCAATGTTTATCCACTGAGAAGTATTAGGGTGAATATCACTCCAATGTGCTCCTGCTTTAAAAGACTCTATAACGCTACGATATGGGTCGTGAGCTACTGATTCATACATCATCGACGCTTGATTAATTTCCTCTTCTCTTGTCATATTATATTCCTTTTATAAATACAAGCCAGTATGTATGACCGCTTCTTCCTGTAAGGTGTCCAAATAACGGCTCGTACTTTATGTATTTCATAATTGTTTTCAATTTAATTTGCTGGTCATTCCACTTGAATACGAGAGTACCATTTTCTTTAAGCACTCTCATGCACTCTTGGAATCCTTGTCCAATATAATTGCCCCAATCTTTCGGAAGACGACCATAATTCTTTTTGAGGTTGCTATTGTCGTCGACCCATCTGTAGTGTGGAGGGTCAAACAGCACGAGACTGAAAGTATTTGCTTCAAACTGAATGTGACGAAAGTCGGCAACGATGTCTGGGATTACTTCCAACGTTCTGCCATCGGATAAGGTACAAACTTCTTTGCGGTTGTCCATGAACACAACATTAGGGTTGTGTTTGTCATTCCAACATTTGCGTGCTCCACAACATGCGTCAAGAATTATTTTATACATCCGTTATTTTTTTTATTGCTTGCGGCTTTGAAATAGCCGCAAGCGTTAAGGGAGAAGATTAAAGTTTAAACACCGTGCAAGGACGAACGTAGCCACTGAGGTACTTGTTGTTGATGGTGTAGACGTAGCCGTCATTGAAGTATGCGATCCAACTGTAGCCCGCAGTGATCTCGCTTGAAGACCAGTACACGCTTTCTTTCATCGGAGTGCCACCCACCATTTCAAGAGCCTCGTTCAGTTCTTCGTGGTAGAGAAACATTGCTGCAAGCTGTCCGGCAGTAGGGATGTATGAATCTTCATCCAACTCGAAAGCAAGCCCAGCCTTGCGAAGATGCTCTGTACAAGACTTCATGTCGAAGTCATTAAGAGCCTCAATCTCGCACTTGTAGAACGATGAGGCCTTTTCGGATTCCGCATCTTTTGACAGCAGAGGCAATTCATCATCTTTCAAATCTTTCTTGGCGACAATCCACTTGTGTCCATGATAGCTTACCATAACATTACAGCGCTTTACCGATTGCACGCCTGCGGCATCTTTGAAACGAACTGGCAGGAATCCATCCTTGACAAGATACACGCCATCATCGATAATCGGCTCAATGTACTCATGCTTGCAACCCTCTTCCTCGTCATCTGACGGGGTGCATGTTACGAACGGCTCTTTGAAGCCAAAGATGAATGCAGCGTATGCCTGGGCTTCATCAAAGTCACTTGCACAGCTAACTGCTGAACGCAATAAACGAAGTTTCTGTTTGTCTTCCATAATTTAAAATTTAATTTGATTGGTATAATATGCTAATAACAGGCATCCGACTATGACAACCAATCCTCGTACAGGATAGGCTATGTGGATATATGGGAAAGTACCATTAACTTCTGTATGTTCGGTGAAAAGGAATACTATAACCAATATCAATATACTTCTAACCATTTTGCACATCCTTTCTGAGAGTATATCCATGAACGGTGCCATGCCGTTTGATAGCCAATGAAATCTGACTTGACGGAATGCCCAGCTTCTCTGAACAATCCTTAAAAGACGGGAACCGTTCACCCGTCTCAATACAGATTAAAGGAATCGGCTTGCTGCCCTTGCCAAAGTTGGAGTTAGGGTCGGCACGCATTCTTTTCGACAGTTCTCTCGCATGCTCACTTCTTCTTCGCCTTTCTTCCTCGCTTGGCTGTTTGAACAAAGCGTTGCTGTGCCCTTTGAGCAACCACCCGTAGATGTCTCTGAACCTTGGCCTCTTGTTTCGGTAGTCTGCCCAAGGAATGTAGTCTTCCTCGTACATCAACCTGTAACCCCGGCAAAAGAACCTTTGTTTGCACGCTTCCGTGATAGAATGTCTATCCCGGAGTCCGAAGAAGACCTTTGCAGCTGCTACAGACGGGAAACGTCTGCATATCTTTCCGTCTGCATTTAGTGCAACCACAGGCTTCGGCTGGTAGCCCTGCTTACCTTTTGCCGCTCCGTCCTTTCTGCCACCTGCGCCTTTCAGCCCTTTATTCCAAGGCGTGAAGCCTTTGGGAAAACTTCCACTATTAGGCTCGTATGTTCTTACTTCTTTCATAGCTCTTTTAATTGCTTGTTAAGATAATCCAAATAGCCTTTTACCAAGTTCATCAAGCCGATGCCGATAAAATTCTCTTTGGGGTCAAAAAGGAGATTACCTACTTGTATTTCGCTATGGCTTAACACAGAACTATTCTTCACCCACGCTGCAATCTGTAACCTTCCACCGTCTTCAACACCTTTGAGTATTTTTTCGGTGTCCTTAATTTTTTTTGGCAATTTTATTTGCCTTTTCAAGTGTTTCTTTATCCATGTCTGACTGGTCTCAATATGTTTATAAGAATTTGAAATATTTACAATCGTGTCCGTCTCTTCTCTTGACTTCATACTGCCTTTAGCCGTTTTTGATATTCTTGGTAACTAATGCTGTTTTTAATGCTTTCCTCGTATTGCTTCTTTCTGAGCTCGCTTTCCCGGTGCTCGTAAGCTGTGTAACGGTCTCGGATAAACTCTTTAAGTGCCTGCATGATGACCAACGGGTCAACAGAACCATAGAACCGCCCATATTCTCCAGCTTTGAACTTGTAGAAGAAAAGCATCATCTCGGAAGTCTTTAGGTAGTGATATTGCTGCGCTATGATGACAGCACACTCTTTGAGAGAATTTCCCGTGAGCTTCTCTTTGCAGCCACAGAACTCGGAGAGGTTTGTCAGTTCCGGCACAAGCCAGTACGATGATGCGTTGCGCCCATAGCATTTGTCAAGGTCTCCAAGAGTGGGATATGAGCCGAAATAGCATCGGTCTGTGTCATTGTAAAGGGTTAACTGCATGTCGGGAGTGTTGGCCAATGCGAAATCCTCAATAGTCTTATAATTTGCCAGTGCTGCCACTCTCTGCTCTGAGCTCTTGCATGATGGCAAGTGCGTCATCCGCCCTTTTCCGAACCCGCTCTTGATTGTTTGTCCTATCTGTTCCATTGTTCCTTGATTTGAAGTTATTATCTCTTGATGCCCATGTTGCCAATCTGCGAGAAGTCTGCCACGTCCTTTCCAATTCGAACCGCATCTTAGTTTGTGACCTGTTGAACTCTGACCAGTAGTCAAAGAACGAGCGTATCATGTCACGCCCGTATGTGGTAACGAACGGCACAAGGGAGTTGTAGAAGTCTTCTTTGCGAGCCTCTATTGCGCTGTGCGCATCTTGTTTCTTAGGCGGCTTTGGTTCTTTCTTTCTCTTTTCACTTTCTCTTTCTTTCTTAATATTATCATTTAGATTAATATCCTTAGTATTTATATTTTCCTCTTTATATTTTATTATTAAAGATGTATCAGTAGATTTTTCGGACGTATCTACGGACGTATCTACGGACGTATCTACGGACGTATCTACGGACTCTTTATGCCACCGTTTCATAACCAGTTGGCGCATCTTTTCGCTCTTGGCTTGTTTCCGCTCCAACTCGGCTGTCTCTTTGTCTATCTCGCTTTTGATGAAAATAAACGCTACCTTTGCCATTCCCTGCAAGTCAGCGATTACACCATCAAAGGCATAATCGAAAACCGCTTCATAGACTTGCGCTCGTGTCTCAACAGGGAGGTCTCGCATTGCGTCCATCCAATCTCTGCGAAAGGTAAAAGAATCTCTGTCCATAGTCAGTAAAGTACGTTAGTAAGTTGTCTGCCGTTACTCATCACTCGCCACATGTTTGGATTCGGCTCATCCAAATATAGGTCTTGAACCTTACCGAAACGGGCTATATTACCGCAAAGGTCAACTATCCAGCCCTTGTTTTTTTTCGGTGACGGTCTGATTGCACGCCCTACTATCTGATACCAAAGGGAGAGTGATTTGGTCGGCCTTGCCATTACGATAGTGTCAAGTTCGGGGAAATCAAATCCAGTGGTCAAAACCCCAACGTTGACCACAATAGGTATTCTGCCTGCCTTGAAGTCTTCCAATATCCTGTCACGCTCAGCGGCTTTAGTGTCACCCGAAACCATAGCACAGCCAGGAATCTCAGATTGAAGCTTTACGGCCTCTTTGAGGAAGCGAGTAAAAACAAGTATTCCGTTGCGTTTCTTCCCGTCCTTTGGATGCGATACACGCTTTACAATCTGTACGAGCCATGAGTAGAAATCTATTCGTCCATACTCTTTTTGTACTGATTCGTCAGTCCAGTCAGCACCAGTAGAATTGTCCTGCAAGTTCCTTTCGTCCCACATTGGCGGTGGGCAATAGAAGTAGTCCAAATCCGCAAGGAAACCCATGTTTAAGAGCGTCTGTATCTGTACTTGGTAAAGCACCTTGGAGAAGATTCTTGGACGTGTTCTCGTAATGAATTTCAGCATTGCGCCCCATGAGCTTGTAGATAGCCTGTAGGGAGTTGCCGTAAGTCCGAGAACCTTACATTGCGTCTTTCGAATAAACTCTTCATACATCCCGCCTTTTGCGTTGACAAGGTGGCATTCATCTATGATGACGTTGTTGAAGTGCGAGAACCATTCTTGATGATGGATAACGCTGCCGATTGTCGCAAAGGTGATGCGATTGATTTTCTTGGAGTGTAGCGATGCAGAGAATACCGATACGTCCAACACGCCATAGGAGCAAATCTTATTGTAGTTCTGTTGGAGAATTTCTTTGCTCGGCTGGAATACAAGCGTATTGCCCGGCAACTTATAAGCGATGTCCGCTATCACAAGGCTTTTGCCCGAACCTGTCGGAAGCACTTCTATTGCGTTATACTTGGCCTTTTTGTTAGTAAAGAAAGCCACAGTACGGTCAGACGCAATCTGTTGGTAATCTCTTAGCTTATACATGGTTTGAATGTTCTCTTTAAGGCTTGCGCCACGATGGACGCAAGCCGATTTTTACTGTTCTATGATGGCAATATCGGGAGCAATGTCACGGATTTGGTTAAGCACATCGTCAATGATATTAGCCTTGGCATCCTCTACGACATCGTTTGCACCTGCCGACTGGAGGTGAACTAACACATCTGCACCATCAATGGCAACAAAGGTCTCGACAATTATCTCTTCATACTTACCACCGCTGAAAATAGGGATTTTCAACTTGAATGATTCGGGGATGTTGGAGTTCCTTGACCGTCTGTTGGAACTTTGCGCTTCGGTCGCCACGCTCGTTCATGGTTCGTGCGGTGTTCTGACTTGACTTGATGTCGAACGACTTCAAGGCAGACACCACTTTCATGTTCTCTTCACGGCTGACGAAGTAGGAGCGGTTGAGCTTCAAGAACTGGCCAAGTGTTTCGGGCAACCATCCTTTTGAGAAGTCGTTGATGTGGAGCTTCTTGAATATCTCGCTGAACTCAACCTTGCCATCAACCTTTCCCTGCTTATATGGGTCGTCCTCATTGAAGACAAGGAGGATTTCAAGCTTGTCTCTGTTGACGATGATGTGCGCCTTGTGCTGGTCGATGTCCTTGGCTCGTTTGTCAAGCCAGTTGAAAGGTGCGAAGATGGTTCCCGTGATGTCAATCTTTTCGGGTGTCTTGACATCCAACTGTTTTGCTGCCTCACCTTGCAGGAGTACTAAGGTGTTCTGTCCATCGGGCAGGTTTACCTCGATTTTCTGTGATTCTAAATCCATAGTCTTGTGTTATTTATCGGTTGTGCCGTTGCTTCTTATAGCGGCAAAAATTGTCTTCTGTAATTCATCTGGGAAAGCAGGACGTGAGCTTACCAAGTCGCCCTCTTTATTGTAGAAGCCAACCATTTTGGTTTCCTCATCAAAGAACTTATAGCAATCCTCTTCAACGACCATTGCCTTGTCCTTTAGATTTTTGATAGCCACGGCCTTTTTCTGCTCCAAAGGCTTCATCAACTCTTTGAAGTGAGCATTTGCCTCTTTCTTCTGTTCCTCAATGTCAGCAAGTTTGATGGCTGCATCCGTGAGGTCTTCACGCTGCTTTGCCAATTCTTCGGGAGAGAAAGCCTTGCTGTATGAGACCTTCTCAACATCGTCGCTGTTGTCATTGAGGAACTGTTCCCGTTTCTCTAAGGGATATTCCTTACCTAATTCTTTGTCTAACATATTATTTAAGTTTTTGAGCCAGCTCTTTTCGAAGCTTGGCGATTGTTTGCCCTTGCTGTCTTGTTATCTTGAACAATGCAGCGATTGTCGGACTTGCTTGTTCCGCAAGTCTTTTGTATTTCTCGACTTGGAAACGCAGAAACGTGTTCTCTCGTTTCGCTTTGTCGTATGCCGCTTTTTCCTCTGTGGCAAAGCGTCCACGGCTGTCACGGTGCTTGCCTTTGAATACAGGGTCTTTGGCGGAAAGATTGCCTATGTCGGATGCTTTTGTTTCCATTCTTTCCATCTTGGTATAACTTTGTCAATCGGTGTGTTCATAAGACCGTAAGCCTTTGCAAATGATTGGAGCGACAGAAAATCCTTACGGCTCATGGCTTTACTCTGTACAGTTGTCATAGCTTTATTCCTTTCTCTTTCTCCAGTCCCTTAACCTTTCCTTGATAATGCTTAATGAGAGCTTCTATCTCGAAGCAAGACCACTTTTTTGTCTCATTAGCACGGACAGACAGGAGCTGAAAACGTTGCATTCCTATCTTGCGGATGAGATTGTCTTGGTAGCCCTTTAGATGCTCAGCGTTGAATCTGTTGCAGTAAGAGCATTCTGCATTGCAGTTATCTTCATCAAATCTCGTTGACATGTGTCTTCGGGAATAGAAGTGCCCACAATCCGCTTTTTCAATCGGTTTTATCTGCCCACAGGATATGCAGCGGAATACGCCGCTCGGCATTGCGTCTCTCAATCGGATGTACTGCGAGAAAACCTTATCCAGTCTTTTCACCATCGTTGAGAGAGACGGTTGCCGTTTCTTCCTCGCTGCCGGTTTCTCCTTAACCTTGCGCTTTATGTAGTATGGCATAATTTCTAAGTTTAAAATCCCTGCGGCTTTCACAAGAGGCAGGGGAGTGTGTTTAAAAGATAATTGGGACATGAAGCCCAAATACCTGCATCTAATACAGGTATGTCTTGTATCTCTCCACTTCCACTTGCAAGGCTGCGAGTTCCGCTTGACTCATTGCGTCGGGAAGATATATCCCAGCCTCTGACGATGCCCAGTTACGGAATCGTTCGATGCTCAGTGTCATTTCATCCGTTGTGAGGTTAGCGGAGCTTCGAATGTACTTCACTGTCCTTTTCAGCGTCGCGTCATACTTCTCGGCAATGAAGATGTCTGGATTGCAAGTACGCTTGTAATACTGTTGCTTTACCCAGTCGAGCGTGTTGCCCGTCTGACTGGCGAAGTAACCAAGCAGGAGGTGCAGGTAGGAGTTTTGAGATAGGGAACGTTTGGGCTTCTTCTCCGTAAGCTCTGCGTTAACACCTCGCTTGATGAGCATATCAAGCCGTGTGCGAGCGTTCTTCGCGTCAAGTGGATTTGAGAGGTTGTATAACATTGTTCTTTAGTTTAGAATGGAGCGTCGTCATTTTTGGCTGGTGGCACATATCCGCCCTGCGGTGGATAAGGCTGCGCCGGTTGCTGATAATTGCCCTGCTGTTGGTAGCCTTGCGGATAACCGTTCTGCGGATAGCTCTGCTGAGGGGCATAACCGCCTTGCTGCATAGCCTGCGGTGGAGTGTAAGGTTCTATGCGGAAGGCACGCAAGGAAGTGAAGTAATCCTCTTGCCCTGTCTTCTTGCTGATGAACTTCCGCCCGGACAACTCGAATGTCACCTTGACAAGCTGGTTTGGCTGGAATTGGTCTAACAGTGCGCATCCTCGTTGTGTGAACTCAAAGGACGGATAGTTCGGTTCAAGCGGCTGGCCGGTACTGCGGTCATACTGCTGCTGCATGAGCGTGAGCGTCCGTTTCTGAAACGGATTGCCGCTCTTTGTCGGGATTGGCTCGGTAGGGCCTATTTTATAGACAGTGCCGATGATTTCGTATGCCATAAGCCTATCTTAATGTTACTTTTAGTGATTCTTTGGTCTTGGAGGTTTTGAGATACTTGCCGTAGAGGTCTTCATGCTCTTGCTGGAACTTTTTTGAGTCAAACGAAGTCCTTACAGATGGGGCAATAAGAGTGACAACCATGTTGCCAAGGTCGAAAGATTTGTCGCCATGCTCGGACATTCCTTTCTGCATCTCAGCTTTCACGACATCGTACTCTTCGGTAAGCTCATGGATTCGCTTGGCGAGTGAGTAAAGCGTCTGCTCGTTCTCGGTGATGTATTCGGGGAACTCGGGCGAATAATCATAGTCCTTATCCTCTGCATCAGCTTCGATAAGTGCCTTGACCTCACCATTGGAGTGCCTTGCTACCTCTATCAGCTCGAAGATGTCGCCACGAAGCCAAATGCCATAGAGCTTGCGGACTTTGACGTTGGGGTTGTTCTGTTCAAGCATGTAGGCGTAGATGGAGAGTTGCCATGATACGCTCTCTTTGTCAAACTTGTACGTCGTCTTGATGTCGGCAATATCAACTACGCCATCCTCAACGTCGAAAACAAGGTCTATGCTGGATGCGTAGTTTTCCATATCCGAGACAAGATGCTCGGAAGCAAGGAAAGTAAGGCCGTTCTCGCTTTTCAACTGGAGGTAGTTCTTACCCTCTTGCGTTGACGGGTCTGTCCCAAGCGTCTCGGTAAGCTCAATGTCCTCATGCACGATTGAGCCTTTGTTAGCTGCCTTTTGAAGTACGAACTGCGGTACATCCTTGTATTTGTTCGGGAATAAACGTCTCAGTAATGTTGACGTGATGCCTTTCAGCTCGCACCCTGTACGCTTGTCGTAATATTTGTGCTGCTCTTGGTCGAACTGCACGGGAATGTCATTCAGATGTGTCATATCTTTATTTTTTACCTATGCCTAATTTCTTTTTACGGTCTGTCATCGCTGACATGAATTCTTTCATGCCGTGAAGCACTTGATAGTCGTTGAAGATGCGTACAAGCTCTTCCTTTGTCCTTGCCTGCTCAATGGCTGGCTTGGCGTATGCCTGGAACAGCTCTGTTGTACTGAGTTGCTGCGAAGCTTGCTGTGCGTTCTGTGGTGGTGGGAATGGTGTCTGTACGGGTTGCGTGTACTGAGGATTCATATTGAGCGCGTCAGCGTCTTTCGTGTCATCAATGGCAAACAACCCGTTCAGCGCATATTTTCTTGCGTAGGAGCTGGCAGCACCTGTTACCTGCGAAGCATCCATGCCTTTCTTAGAATCCTCTTCTCTCGCAAAGGCCGTTACTGTTACTTGCTCGCCATTGGAGTTTGTAAGACTTGCTGTAGCCTTTATATAAAACCGGTTGCCTACCTGCATGATGTCGTCGGAAATAGTCAAAGTGCAATCGTTCTGCTTGAGCAATGGCTTTAAGGCTGCAAGGATGTCCTCACAGGAACGATACTTGTATTTCCCGAATTCGTTGAACTGTCCCTTGGGAACATTCAATGCTGATTGGATAATTCCTAACTCTTTCATGTCCTTTTATCTTTTAGTTATTGCAAATCCTCTTTAGCTCTATCGCGCTGATTACTTTCTTTATCTCTGCAAGTGAGTATATCGTCGCGCAATTCTGAGTCTCACCGTTCTTCTTGGGATGGAGCAGACCAGCATCGCACCATTTGCGAAGCATCACCGGTTGGAAGCCGCGTGACTTCAAAAACCGCTTTGCGTCTGCTTGCTTTACCCGGTCTTGGTCGGGATTAGTGCCCTTGATGTAATCCTGTACGCCTGCTGACACCGCCGATGAGACGAGAGAAAGGAGGTCGTACAAACTTACATTAATCATAGACTAATCTTTTGATGAACAGATGATGCGAATGCTGCCCGTCACTTTGCTGTCATCATTGACAGAGTAGCGGGTGTAGCCCGCCTTGCGGTTGAGCTTTCCGGCAATCGTTCGGAGTGAACCGATGTTATACTTGTCCAATGGGACAGAGCGGACATCGCCCTCGGAGAGACTGCCAAAAAAGCGAACCATCGTCTCGCCCTTTCGAAACCTTTTCTTTAATATGCTCATATCTTTTATGTATTGATGAAGTGCCGCACGGTGGAGTCGAACCACACACAAGGGAAGGCAGGCTCTATCAACTGCCTGCGTCCGTCCTGCGGCGTGTGCCGGTCTATTCCCGGCTGTCATAGGTTTACATGCCTTTTACTGTCTTGCGGCTACCTCTGGCATCTTATATAATGGCATCGTATGAGTGCCTATAAGTTCTACTCGGTATGGCCGGAGCCATACCTACTGGTTGATTACTTGCAGGGATTATTTCGCCTGCGTTAACTGTTCTCTTTATCCTTTTGAAACGTCTCGTTGTTCAGTAAGTCAAAGAACTCTGTTGGGGTGTAGGGGGCGCGGCTCAATTCGATTGCAGCACTCTTGTTTCAAGTGCGGTCGCGCCCTTTGAGGTGTCGGTATGGAAGAAAGTTACTCGAACAATTTAAAAGTTATGGCACCATACCGAACTTTCGCCAAGTACCTCTGAAAGCTAATCTTTATAGATGGGTATTAGTCTTGCGCCCGGAAGATACATATCTTCAATCTTGCGGACTTTAACCCATTTCTTTCTTCGCCAGCGTCTTGCCCTCTCGGCATAAGACAGACTGCTAATATATTGGTTTGGGTAGCTCATGGCTTTGTAATGTGGTCTAAGAGTGCCTCACGTGTAGAGAAGCATTTGTTTTCATCTACGCTCTTGTAGCAGCCCTCGCCCTTGGGATAGACCAATACGGTCGTACCTTTGTCGTTTGTGACCGATGTAACAGATTCGATCTCAAACTGCTTAATCTTCACCGTTTCGGGGTCAATTGTGAAAACATTGTCGCCCACTTTGAATTTTGTCTCGATGTTCATATTATTTTATTTGTGGCGGGGTGGTTAAGCCCGC